TCTTTCCTTTCGTTCAAGCTCTCGCCTGAGTTTCTCTACTTTCTCTACCTGCGCTTTGACTTCATGTTTGGCTTCCAGAATATCCAGATACAGCATACCCAAAAGAGGTAGCATCAAACCCACCAAAATCAAAGCAGCAACCCAACCCATTACGTCTTCCCCCACCGATTCAGGAGGAGGAGCCACGCCCACAGATACAGGAGGAATATAGAAGTCACGATTAGGTACGCTGACTTTGCCTGAAGGTTTCGTTTTGCCTCCTGCCGTTGCCATTGTTTGTACCTTTGCTGCGCTTCCTGTTTCAACCTTGCCTGTTCCTGCTCCTGACCAATGATTTCCCGCATCTCAAACACTTTGCTGTACAGCGCCCCCATCTCAGGCGGAGATTGATACACCATCGTTTCTCTGACCGTTACTATCAGTTCTGCCATCTGCTGCTGCGCCATCACTCTTTGCAACGCAGATTCCATCAAGTTGGCATCAGGGTCATAGACGTTTCTGGACTTTTCTTCCGCCTCCCGAATGTGTGTTGCTAACTGTTCTTCAAGCCTGAACAGCTTTGTAAGCTGACTGACGATGTCTGCCATGACTTGGGTTTCGTCAACGGCAACGAACTTCTCCTTCTTTTTCTCCACAGGCTTGGACGGGGCTGGGTCTGTTCCAAATAGCTTTTGCCAAAAACTACGAACCTGCTTTGCGTCAGAAACAATTTCATCAACAGTCTTCTTGACCTCCACAAAAGACGTTTTAGCGTCCTTGTACAGTTTGCATCCCTGCTTGATAGCAGCAACACAGGCATTGGCGGCAAAAAGGAGAGAGATAGGGTCAATTTATAGCCCCAAGACTTTTTTCACCAACTCAGCGGCAACACCGGGGCCAAACAACACGCAAATCATCACTGCATAAAGCAAATACTCAATCTTGGTCATGCGCTTGTCGCCTTCAGCCAATGACTTTTGAATGGCCTCGTATCTTTGTTTGCAAACAGCCTCATGTACTGCAAATTCTGTTTCTAAATCGTCAATCATGATTCATCCGCTGGAAGTGGTGTGTTGCCCTCTGCAAGCCAAGCAAGGTAAGCTTGGTAGTCGGTGTTTGCTTCACTCATTGGAATGAATGCGTTATCAGACAAGCGTTGAATCATGCTTGCTTGACCACCATAAGAATTGTTTACAAGTTTGTACATTTATAACTCCGCTGAAGCAGTCCATTGCCACCAAAAGAAATCACCAAGACTAGCATTTCTTGATACATAAATAGCAGTTGCGTTTTCACCTGCATCTTCTGTAGTAACAGCCAAATCTGACGCATTGTTTAACCTAACATTACCTGATGCGCCAGTTGTTGAATAAATTGTGAATGTTGAATCTGCTCGTTTTGAAACACAATAATTTTGAGTCCATCGCCAAAATGTATTTGCCGCCGCACCAACATTAAAAGAACCCTTACCTGTATTAGTGCTTGCACCAGCAATTGATGCCATACTGTATGATTTTTCATAATACCGTTGACACAAAACCAACTCAGTCCCATAAGGTCTGTAATCAAAGCTAGTTGCTGTTGAACCTTTTTCTAGCTGTACGCCTGTGATGTAGAAAGTTGCACTTGATGTACCAACCACTGATGTTGCGCCTGTGGCTGAAAGATAACTATTTGCAGACCAAGAGCCAGCAGTTCCACTATAAGTAGAGCCTACTCCTAAACCAAAAAGAACGTTAATACCAGCGGTGTTATTAGTTGCCCATGTCCCTGTAGTATCACCAGCAATAGTTACTGATTTTTGTTCCCAAGTATTTGCAGAAGAAATTGTGTATGTAAATGGATAAGTTCTTGACGCATCGGAATTTGTAATAGAACCACCAAAAGTTCCAGTCAAAGAACTGCGAACCCAAAACGATAAAGCAACGCTTGATGCGCTTGCAGTTCCAAAATTCAAATCTATTGTGTTAAAGCCTTCAATTCGTTGTGTTACAAAAAAATAATCTGCGGCCAAGACAGAATAAGCAGATGAAGATGTAACGCCCAAATATTTAGAATATCCAACAGGAGGCGTAACAGCGCCTGCATTTTGCTGAATTGTGTATTTGCTATTTTGACTTGCACCACCACCCCATCTATCTAATACATATGTTGGATTAGATGTTTGAATGCTTACACTCGCCCCCGCATTCCTCTGGTCAATCACCATACCGCCATTTATCAGACGATTTTTAAAGCCTGTGTACTGGGCGTTTGTGGAACTTAATAATCCACCGTCAACGGTTGTTAAAGCCATCAGTTATTCTCCTCTGCGGGTAATGGTGTGTTGCCTTCAGCCAGCCAAGCAAGATATTGTTGATAGTCTGTGTTGGCGGGGTCAAATGGTATGAATGCGCCATCAGAAATACGCTTGATGCAAGTTGCTTTTCCAAAGATTGTGTCAGGCTGAAGTTTGTACATGATTAAAGTTCCGCTGATGCCGTCCATGAGTTAATAAAATAACCGCCGTTAGAATTCGCATTTGCTGTTTGAGTTGCCCTAAAACCCATAATATCTACTGTGTCAACAGTACAAGCGGCAGACGGAAATCCTTGAACACCAATCAAAGTAGGTGTAACCGTTGGAGCCGCACGTTTTGAAACCATAAAACCTTTAGCAACGTAATAAATTAATGTGTTTGAAACGTTTCCACTGAAAAAAATTGAATTTGCTTGAATCGTTGCGGCGCTTGCATTAAATTCATAATACCTCTGACACAAAGCCAACTCAACACCATATGAACGATTCTCAAATGGGGATGCAGTAGACCCTGCTTCTAGCTGTACACCTGTGATGTAGAAGGTGGCGTTCAATGTGCCTACAACTGATACCGCACCTGTTGCGGTTTGATAATTTGTACTAGCCCATGCGCCAGCAGTACCGCTATATGTAGTACCAGAACCCAAGCCAAACAACACAAACATACCAATGCCATTTGTTGCACCTACCCAAGTCCCGCTTGTGTCCCCTGCAATAGTCACAGAAACAGAAGTCCAAGTATTAGCAGATGAAATTGTGTAAGTAAATGGGTAAGAACGGCTTGCGCCATTATTTTGCAAAGCTCCGCCAAATGTTCCAGTCAGCGAAGAATACACTTGGAATGAAAGCGTAACTGTTTTAGCGTTTGCTGTACCAAATCCTAAATCAGCAGTGTTAAATCCTTCTATTGGCTGATGCGTCGTAAAGTAATCACCAGCGGCAACAGTGACAGCAGAAGCCGTAGAAAACCCAAGGTAGTTAGCAAAGCCAACTGGGGGAGTTACAGAGCCTTTGTTTTGTTGAATGGTAAATTTAGACGCTTGCGTAGATTGATAGTAAAACCTATCGACTGTATAAGTATTTCCCGCAGGCGTTGTACTCGCCCCCGCATTACGCTGGTCAATTACCATCGCACCGTTGATGATCCTATTGCGGAAGGTAGTGTTGTTTGAGCCTTGTTGGGCAATGATTACTGCGTTGGTCATGGTTTACCTTTCAGTGCCGCTACGTCAGCTTGTAGTTGAGTGATAAGGGCTTGTTGTTCTTGGATGGCTTTGACCAGTGTTGGAATCAGATTGGCATTGACTGCCTTGTATGGCTCTTCGCCTTCGGGTGGCGTGTCTTTCCACGCCTCAACCATGTCAGGAAATACAATTTCAAACTCTTGAGCAATAAAACCACGGGCATCTTTAATGTCTGCGCCTTTGCCTTCTTTCCAATCAAATTTGCGTGGCTTGAGTGCCAATACTTTTTCAAGTCCATCGTCTAAATCACGAATGTTTTCTTTCAATCGTTGGTCTGAAATGGCTGTTATGGCTGTGTTTGTTGCGTAAACAGTTCCAGCCATACCAACATAAAAACGATATGCAGATGCACCAGTTGAATAAGCGTTATATGTGCTTGTGGTATTTAAGGTGGCTGAGTTTGTTGAATAAAAAGAACCATCTGCCGCACGAATTTCAGCACCAGCAGTAGTTGTTGATGTTGCTGTTTTAGCCACCAGCAAGTTACCGCTAAGGTCAAGACGCATACGCTCTGTGTTGTCAGGAGAAAACACTAAAGCGCGAACACCACTAGTTGTGCCAAGAATTACGGCATCAGAATAGTTAGAGCGCAGATATCCACCTCGCCCGTTTGCAATATCATCAAGGACATAAATGCGCGTGTCTGCTGCTGTATTTGCGACTGTTAGTTTGCCATAACTACTTGGCGAAGCAGTACCAATACCCACATTCTGACTTGTGTCAACAGTAACTGCTGTTGTTCCATTGTTGGTTTGCAAAGTTAGTGCAGTAGCCGCAGGGCTTGTGATGGTAGATACAGTCTCCGTACCAGACACAATTAAGTTGCCAGACAATGTTCCACCAGTTGTCGGCAAGGCATTCAACACGCTAGAGACATAGAAACTTGATGTGGTTATGGTGTCACCCACAGTAGCCGCATTAGTCAGGACTACCGTAGTACCCGTGGTAGCTGTGTAATCGGTTGTAGGCAGGTATACGCCGTTTCTGAATACATCAATGTACCCAACGGTGTAAGAAGGGATGGTGAAGCTTGTCTGACCCGCTGTGGCGGTTGTGTTCGTCACAGTCCTGTAGGCGGTCGTTGTGACTCCTGAAGCAGGGATACCAAGGTATCTGACAGAAATGTTGCTTGTACCGCTTGGAGGGGCGGCAGAGAACGTCAGGGTGGTTCCAGATACAGAGTATGTGGATGGGTCTTGCAACACACCAGTGACAGCAACAAGGACTGAGGTCGTGTTGGCAGGAGCCACCGACATGGTAAACGCTGTCTGGCTTCCAGTGCCGCTGAATGTGTCAGTCTGGAAGGCAACGTTTGTGGGCGAATTTCCAATGTAGCTCATGTTATGCGCTCCTTACCAAGACACCTTGAAACCAAGTAGTCGTTGAAGCTGAAGATATAGTTCTTGAACCACCACTAAATTGTTGTAGATAAATTTCAAAATAGTCTGTTGTCCCATTTGCATAGACTAAACAAGAACCCCCAAGCATTGAAATAGAAGCAGCATAGGGGTCTGCTAAATACTTGTAAACACTCCCATTTTTATAAATTGCAATAGTTGCCTCAGTTGCTATAAGAGTTCCACTAGCCCCAACTAAAGTTGATAGCTGGTAATACCCAGCTACAGTAGGTGTAAAAGTAGAAGACGCAAAATTATTATTTGTATCAAATTCTTCAGTTTGAAAAAGTATTTTTGTAGCCGTGCTGTTTGGAATGCTTAAAGTTGCATTTGGATAAGCACTAAACGCAGGGCCATTGCCAGCCACGTTTGTGCCAAGGCTTGTCTGAGCTACACCACCTGCCGATAAGCCTGTCGAATCAATTGTGCTGACTGCCATTATTTGTTCTCCAGTGCTTCAATTCTTGCTGTAAGGGCTGTGATGAGGGCTTGTTGTTCTTGGATGCACTTCATCAAGGCATATTGCAAGTCAGTCTGATAAATTGACAAACGAACCTTAGAGCCATCTTTTTCTGGTGACCAATCAGATTCGCTTACCAACTCAGGTGCAACCGCTTGGACATCTTGAGCAACAACACCCAATGTCAAGCCATCATCTTCTTCAAGATTTTGGTCAATGTAATTAAAGGTCTGTACAGGTATGGCGCAAATTACATCAAGATAAGATTTAGCTAGTGCAAAATTTGTTTTTTCTCTGCGGTCAGATAAGTTGACATTGTTTGCAGAATAGTTAGCAATGCCACCATTTGAACGCAAAGTAACTCTTGTTTGTGCAGGATCGTTTCCAAAGAAAAATTCGCTTCCTGTATTGTTGGGCGTAGCAACAGAGTAATTAACAATAATCCCAGCAGGGTTTGTGGCATTTGAATTTCTAAAGTACACCATTTGGTTTTGTTGTGTACCTAGGGCGGTCAATATAGCCGCATTTGAATTAAAACTACTTGTAGTCCCCATGAGCAAGTTGCCGCTGGAGTCGATACGCATACGCTCTGCGACAGTACCAGAAACTCTGTTTGCCCATGCAATGTACGATGCTGTTCCCGTTCCATCTGAACGGTCGTAATCCATGTAGCCAAGTTGATACGCAGTGCCTGAGTTGTCAGCAGAATAAAAATCTAACCTACCTCTGTCGCCAGCACCAGTACCTGTATTATTCGCAGTAAAACGCATGGTGCAAGATGTTGATGCGCCCACCGCTAAGTTTAAACGACCACTTGGCGAACTTGTACCAATCCCCACATTACCAGTGTTGTAGTAAATATCAGAACCAGTTGTAGTCCATTGGCTTGATGTAAGAGCTGCCCAAGAGTTATCTCCGCGCAGGTATGTCGATGAACTTGCTGTACCCGTGGCTGTTAACTGTGTAAGCCCTACCGTACCCTGACTAGGTGCAATCAATTGCGTAATCGGGCTTGTGTAATACACATAAATATTGTTTGTACCTGCTGACGGGGCAGATGTAAATGTAATGGTGTTGCTACTGACTGTATAGGCAGATGATGGGTTCTGCGCTACGTTATTAACCACCACCTGCACCTGCGCCACAGACGCAACAGGCTTAGACAATGTAAACGCAGTCGTGCTTGCGTTACCACTGAAATAATCAATGGCTGGTGTAAACGCCTGATTGGTTGCGGTGTTGCCTATGTAACTCATGTGATTTGCAGTACAGAAAGGATGAAGTCAGCAGATGTTGCCGCGCTTGCCACTACAGTGAACGCATCCCCTGTATTCAGCACAAGCTTGCCATCAGCACCAAACAAGGCCAATGAACCTCCCACTGGGACAGTCGCACTCTTAACCAAGTAGTAGTTAGCTGCCGAGACAACCAAGTACACATCCACCGTAATTGGCGAAGACGTTGTGTTTGAGGCTGTTAAGCCGATGACCGTAGTTTGTGTAGACGAGGCGGCAGTCACCATCGTCACAGGTGACGTTCCTACGTTTCGATTGATATACCGCGTGAATGTATTTGCCATGATTTATCCTAATGCGATTGCCATTGCGACTGCCGTTCCCGCTGGATCGACTTGAAGACTTGTTTGTGCTGTTGCCACTGAGGTTCCGCCTGTACCGCCATTGGTAAGCGCCAATGTGCCAGCTACTGATACAGCACCACTTGTAGCAGTGCTTGGTGTCAGTCCTGTAGAGCCAAAACTGATTGTTGTCACACCAACAGATGATGCGGCAGACCATTGAGGAGCAGTTCCACTGGAGGTCAGTACCTGACCGTTTGTACCGATGCCAAGCTTGGTAAATGATGTACCGCTTGCAAAATAAACCAAGTCACCCGCAGTAAATGTTGTTAATCCCGTGCCACCTTGAGAAGTGTCAAGGCTTGCAGACCATTGCGGGGCTGTACCAGATGAAGTCAGAATTGTTTTGCTTGAACCAATGCCAAGCTTTGATAACGCAGTGCCGGAAGCGTAGTAGGCAATGTCGCCTGCGGTATAGCTGGTAAGTCCAGTACCGCCATTTGTGGTGATTAGCGTACCAGCAACAGAAACAGTCCCTGCCGTGGCTGTACTAGGTGTCAGGCCAGTCGATCCAAAACTGATTGTGGCTACACCGTCAACCGCCGTGGTAGCAATTTTTACAAAGTCAGAACCGTTCCATGCTGCAACACACTTTTCGTTTGCATCAATCGTAATGCCGGTAGTAGGCCCCACACCCACTAATTTAATAGACTGGGTGCTGGATGTTTTATTAATAACCGCATAAACTTTTGACTGGGCCGGGGCAGTAATTGTTCGGGTAACTGTGCCACCTGCTGTCCAAAGCAAAATTGCTTGGCGTGACTGATTAGCCGCCAGCGTTGTAGTGGTCAAGGTTACATCAGCGTCTGTGCTTAATGTGGTTGTTCCAGCAACGGCAGAATCCAATAGTGAAGTAATTGAATCATTTACTGTGTCGCCCCATGTGCCACTAAGCTCACCGGTAACAGGTAATGCAAGACCTAAAAGTGTTGATGTTCCTGTTGTCATGTTTATGCCTCAGTATTAACCATCACGCAATCCTTATGATGGCTGATGTATTTGATGGGTTTGGGAACTGCACTGTGAGGGTAGTGGAACTTGTTTTGTCATTGCCAAAGTCCAATACACAAACTGCTGGATTACCGCCGCCACTTTGGTAAATTAATGCGCCACGGGTAGTCAAACCAGCGTTCCAAACTGCATTGTCAAAGGAGATGTATGCCGTATTGCCCGAGTTACCTACCGTAGGTGTCTGTGCAATCGTGAGAGCAAGACCACCAGCCGTGTACCCTGAAGCCACAACTTCGCCCGTAGACGTATAAGCCGTGGTAGTGGCATCAAGCGTGGCTGCATTAGTGTACAAAGCCATATAGAACGTACCGGACGTAAAGTTGAACGTTCCGTTCATCATGCCTGTTTTGAATGTGTTGCAAGTCCAGTTGCCAGTAAATGCCATTTATCGCACCCCGTTATTCTGTGGTAAAGGCGATTGCCTGTACTGACCACTACGGTATGCGTCGCTACGCTCCAAACCATCACCAAGTCGAGATGCTAACGCAAGCGCTTCTTTGTATTTGCCATCATACAATCCAATCAAGTCTTGCTCACCTTTCATATAGGTGTACGCCTCAACCAAAGAACCATACAGAAGCACGGTATCAAAATTGTCGCCAAGCCAAGTCTGCCCGCCCGTAACCGTTGTAATGGATTCTGGATAGAAGAAGTACTGCAACTCTATGTTATACACGGCATCAGGTGTTGGCCCTAAGATAAAGCGAAGCTCTAAATCAGAAGCCGCTTGCGGGCCAAAGAGTGCGTAATACTGCGGAGATGCCGTATCTGTTGAAAGCGGATAGGCTTGGCGAATAAAACTAACATCTTTATTTAGCAAAAACGTATAGCCAGTAGCGCCCATAACCGCCATTGAATATGTTGCAAGAAAATCGTTTGGGCAATTTAAATACTGGGTGGACGCAGTGGTGGTCAGCGTCGATGTCTTACGTAACGAAGGGAATTGAACCGTGTTGTATATACGCTGTTCAGCTTGCGTGATAAACGTGTTTATCTGAGTGGTTGCACTAACCGTGCCTCCGCCCGCAATCGTAACTGATGGAAATTGATTTTCCGTGTACGTCTGAATCGTGTTATACAACGACGTGTAGTTCATGCCATTGGGCCTCTTGCCATAACGCCTTTGGTAGCTGCGCCATTACCACGGGTTTTGATACCTGTTGTCTTAGGCTCACCAGCCATGCCGTAGCTTACGCCATTTGGTACAGGGTCAGCAACGCCCACGTCTTTAGCAGCTTTTTCAGTTGCGTAAGGAACTTTTGGTATTTCACCAGACACAGGCTTACCAGACATGGTATGCGGTGGGGCGTAGACAGCAGCAGTGCCAACTTCTTTACCCATTCGTTTGTCGCTATATTTAGCCATTATTTACCACCTTGATTGTTGGCACGTGCCATGTTACGACCAACGGCTTTCATAGCGTCAGTAGTTACACCACCCTTTGCCATTTTGTGCATACGGGATTCATGACCTTTAACCATTTTTTTGGCTTCGGTATCAGCGATTTGCTTTACTTGTTTCTTGTCCATCATCAACTCCTTACGTCGTTACTACCGTTACTGTACCAAGTTGCACAACCATTGCCAAGACATTTGGCGTTAATCCTGCATCTGATCCTTGTGCACCACCAACCGGGTTCCAACCCCATTGGAAGATTCGACTACCACCTTCATTCGTTCCTGTACCCAGTATGCCCGTGCCTGTCGGGTCAATCTGCAACCCACTTGTACCTGACACCACATAACTGCGATCAGGGCGGGGATTCCGCAAAGCCTGTGGGTCATCTACAGGCCACATACCCAACTGAAGTTGCGGATGGTCAGGATCCCAGCATTCAGGACAAACCAACAAATCGTACTTCTTTGTCTTGATGATCTCGGTCTTGAGTACCTTCAACAAAAAACGCTGCCCACAGCGATCACACTCTGCAATTGCTTTTTTGCCAGCAGCAAAACGATTACCCACCCTTACCTCCCAATGTAGGTTTGACGGGGGACAAGCCTCAAAGCTGCTTTCTCATGATCTTCGTACGCCGCCATTTCCCAAGCCTCATCGTATTGCTGCTTCAGGGTGCCAAGGCGTTCACCACCTGTTGGGACTTTCATGGCAATGTAGTACGACAGACCAGCCGCCATACAAGGAATAAAACGGAACGGCACGTCCATTACATTTACACCGCCTCCGGCGTCTTGGGTACGTCGCAGTCTCCAGTAAACAAGTTGATACGTCTGAGCGTTATCAGGTGTGGGCCATACTGTTATTGCTGGAACTTGCTGCCAGTACACGGTTGCACCTGCTGTATGAGCCGCCGCTGTTGTGTTTTGTTGGGCACGGAAGCAGTTATATAGGATATTCCCTGATATATAGCTGTAGTTGATGATCTCATTGTCAATTTTTACAAATCCAGCGGCAGGGAGTCCAATCACTGAATCCAATGTAATCTGAGTACTGGTAGAAGTAATTGTTGAAGAAAGCAACGCACCAGCGGGAGATGTCATGCCGTTGTATCGCTGAATCCAAAGTTGGATTGGTCTGGACTGTGTAATCTTGTTGGGGATCGTGGCATAGGTAGAAACACTAATCCGAGTGATAGTCAGGTCAGCCTGAGTGGAAGCTACATTTGCCCCAGTGCGGATAACGTGTTCCAACAGATCAATCGTATCGTTGGGTAGGGGGTAAGTGTTTTGCCCTTGAACCAAATCAATCGTGCCAGTCTCAATTGTCCACAAATTGATACCACGGTTTGCCCAATCAGCAAACATGATGTTCAAACTGCGGCGGGCTGTCTTCAGGTCATAACCAGTGCGAAGTTCACTACCGGCGCGTTCAAACGCCTCTTCGACCAGTTCTGTTAGGTCAAGATTGAAACTGACTGCACCGGATGTGTTTGCCATTATTTGGCTTTCTTAGCCTTAGCTGGCTTTTCTTCAACGGCTTCTACAGCATCAAAATGAGCTTCTACTTCTTCTGCTGTGGGTTCATTTTCTGGTTGTTCAACTGCTGGTGCAGATTGAGGAAGTTGGCCTTCAACCTTGGCAATCAAATCCAAAATAGCTTGGTCATCAGTACCAAACATAGCAGCATACTGATTAGCCTTACCACGTAATGCGCTGAGAACCAGTTGATCTTCTTCGGGGGTCAGAGTAAGTTGCGACATGATTTTTCCTTTATCTAAAACTTGCTGTTTTACTTGCCACTTTAGGCGGTTGTTTTACGAATTGCTTTCCGGCTTTTTTTCCGGCTCTTTTTGCTTTGGTTGTCGCAGCGTACTCAGCAGGGCTGAGAGCTTTGATTGCAGCTTCAGGAAGGTATCTTTCACCTGTGTCAGAAGATCTTTTACCACTTTTGGTTCTCCATTTTTGATCCGTCCAATCCTTTAAGGATTTTTGCGGCGCTTTAAGTGCCATCACCATAACTCCCAAAAGCTTCAAGGTATTCTACGGCGTTACGCAAAATAACAGGGCTGTCTTTAAACATTCCCAGTGCGCGGTTGCACTGCTTACACAACACGCCGCGAAACTCTCCGGTATCGTGATTGTGGTCAATTGCACTCTCTATCAGCGCAACTTCAGTTTTGCAAACCGCACAACATCCTTCCTGCCGCTCATACCGCTCCACAAGTTGTTCTGGGGTAATCCCGCGACGACTACACCTTTTAGCCAATGTCCACGGGTCTTTCTCTCGATATTCAGCAATTCGATGTTGATTATCATCAGCCCAGTCCTTATGCCTTTTGTAAAGGCAAGTGTTGCAATGGCTTTTGTATAGATGTGCCAGTTGACCGCCACGGCTGCGAAAAGCAGATAGCTGTTTTGTCTCTCCGCAGTCTGTGCAAGTCTTGGTGGCTTCAGTCACGGTAGCCCCCGCCCGCCGCCTTATAGCGTTTGGCTAACACCTGACTTTTACGGGCTGACCACTGACCAGCACCCGTACCTACGATTGCCGCAGCCTTGACGCTGTTGAAAATCCGCTTACGCAAATCAGGTTTGGTGTAGTTCCCAGCGGCATTGACCTTACCACCCTCCGCATACATATCCACGTCTTGTGGTTTGTCTTTACGGTGAATGACTTTCTTCCCCGGCATTTTCTTGGGGTTGATTGCGCCCATGCCACGGGAGGCCATCATTTTTTGTACATCCCGCCGCCACACATCACGATTGTGCCTTTGGTTTTGCCACGTTCAGCGCAACCATCAGCACGGCGAGAAGCAGTCATACCCCCCTTTGCCATACCTTCTGGATAAGTTTTGGCGGCGTTATATGCTTTGTCTTTTTTAGACTGCATTGCTGCATCTTTTGCTTCTTGCATAGATTGTTTTTGACCAGAGGTCATTGAATCTTGTTTGCTTCGAGATTCGCGCTTCATTTCATCTGCGGCTTCTTGGCGGTCTTGAGTGCGTTTTTCGTCGCCCGCTTTAGTTGCCGTACGGTCAGCACTACCAATTGCCGCCATAGTCCCCGCCGCTGCTAATGGAGCACCAAAACCTACACCAATAATTTTTTCAGCTTCGGCATCGGGGTCATAGGATTTTTTGGGTGATGATTTATACCTACCCATTCCTGCGCCAGCGCCGCCACCTTCAAGTGGTTGGTCATCCATCCCGTGTCTTGTAAATCGTCCCATGATTTTTCCTTAACAAATTTTGCAACGTGTCTTACCACGTGAAGCGATACCGTCACCACGGCGGGAAGCGGAAGGTGCTTTGGAGGTCATGCCACCAGAAACCATTTTTTTAACTTTACCGCCCTTTTTCATACCAAGGGAGAAGTCAGCGCCACCAAGCTTGTCACGTAATGCGCCAGCCGCAGCACCATAACCGGGAGCTTCGGGGTTCAAACCGTAGTTGGCGGCATTCTCATTCATCATCTGTTCTTGGCGTGTGGTTGCACGGGCAGCACGGTCACGTGCCAACAGATCAGCTTTGCTTGGGCCAGTCAGTTGTTTGGCAGGAGCAGAAAGTTGTGGAGCGGCGGGTGTAGCACCACGTGAACTCATGCCAATTTCTTTGATGGCGGGAGCGGTAGAGCGTTCAGCAGCCCCAACAACACCACGATTAGCGGCGGCTCTTGCCATATTTGCCATTGTTTTTACACCACCACCGGGGGTCATGTACTGTTCTGGGTACACAGCTTCAACAGCTTGAGCTTCTGGGTTTGCCGCCATTGCCCGCATACGGTTAGTCGCTGCTTGTTGAGCACGTGAGGCGTTACGCATTGCATCAGTTTTATTTGATGCAGCACGGGCTTCAACTGCACGCAAAGAGGGCATGGGTTGATTGCCTTCGGTGCGTTTTGCTGTGCCGCCGGGAGTTACACGGCTTGATGGAGTAACTGAGGTATCAGATGTTTCCGTATCTGATGCTTCAACAGGAGCAGGTGCTTTAGTTTTTGTTGGGATGCTACCAGTCGGGCCACGTTTTGTTTCCCGTTGGAGTTCAGACTCATCCAACCCACTTGTTTTTGTATCTGCGGGACGAGCGGCACGGGTAGACCCAAGGTCAGTACCCTCGTCTTTCTTCTTGTTGTACATATACGCCGCACCAGCAAGAGCAGCGAGTCCGGCTAAAGTTGCAGCGTTATTTCTTGCCATGATAGTTCCTTAAACTTTACCGCCTTTGGCAAGTAATTTACCAACGGTTTTGCCACGTTGAGCAACACCATCAGCACGTGAAGAAGCTGAACCACCAGAAGCCATCTTTTTGGTAGCGCCGCCTTTTTTCATGCCCATCATTTGTTTTTTGTCCATAGCCATGTCAGCTTTAGAGCCTTCTTTCACGCCCTTCTTCTCGACATCCTTACCGGACTTTTCAAACGCAGCCATGCTCATGCCGCCCTTTTTCATTCCAGCTTTTTTCTTAGCCATCATTGCCATAAAACCGGGATTCATTTTCGTTGCCATACTTCCACCTTTTTTAAAGAGAGCCGCCTGACCATGATCGGTTTTTGGCTTGTTGATTTCCTGCCTATCAGCACGGGTTTGTTCACCCTTGCCAAATTTCATACCCTTGCTGGCCTCACTGAAGTCTTTGCCCACAGACTGTGGGACTCCAACTTGTGTGGCAAACGCTTTATTGTGTGCCACTGCGTCCATAAACTTTTTTTGTTTAAGGCTAGTTGCTGGCATCGTTGTCTTTCTTACGACCCACAAGTCGTTGGACTGTATCTGTTTCGTAGATACGAATCGACACCCAGATAATACTGAATACCGCAGATACGGCGGGTAAAAATTCCACGATTGTTCCTATGACGGTAATGATTGATGCACCATCAAGGATGTGCTTTAGGGTTTCTTGGTCATGTTCGGTCATACGAATTTACCCTTCGTTTTACCTTTGGTAGCACAGCCATCGGCTTGCGCCACGTATCCACCATCAGCACAGTTCCAAGCTCTCAAAGATTTGTTAATCCTCGAATCTGGATCCCTTGCGGTTTCTGCGCTCGTCAGTTTCGCTTTCATACCTTTCATCCGGGCGCAGAAAGAGTCTCGCCTGCTGCCGCCCTCGGGTTGCGGAGGCTTCAGGTTGTGCCCTTCCTTCTTCGCGGAGGCCCGTCCTTTGGCGTTCAAGCCTCCGTTCGGATTCTTCCCTTCCTTGCGTTGCCATGCTGGTGTTCCCATACATTAAGCCTGTGCTTCTTTCCAAGACAAACGAGTGTACACACTTGGTGTTGCCAAACTAACCACGTTGGTAGCGCAAACATACAAAACATCAGGGCCATCTGGGTAGATATTGGCAGGGCTTGTAGACACAGCAGAGCTATTACCACCACCCAAAATTGAGTTACCGATGTCACGTACTTGAGACAAGTCCAAAGTTGTTTGACCACCTGAGTTGGTATAAAACGCAGCAACTGACTCACCGCCCCTCAATGTGCCACTATTTAAGGTGTTTACCGAAACTTGAGCCAATGATGAAATAACAGCGTCAACACCTTGGGAAATTGGCGAAGTCCAAGCCCCCCACGTTCCGCCCACTACATAACCGTTCAGCACCAAAGTAATTAAAGTAGTGCCACTTGCAACAACCCCCAACTCAAGCAGCGTCAACTGCATACGGTTAATAATTTCTTTTTGACCAAGCAATCCAACTTGACCATTATCTACTGATGGGGCGATGCGAATTGCAAGTAATGGGCAAACTAAAGTGGTTGTAGTAAGTAAAGTTACTGCAAGATTTACACCGTAGTTAAAGATTAACGACTTATCATCGTTGAACTGACCATCCATAATGACTGACGAACCCCAGTGAGACAGAGAAGGTACGGTATCAGGAGATGCAAACTCAACCGCTACAGGAGCTGTTGCTGAGTAGGTGAACGCTGTTGCAGCAGCTCCACCAGTTTGACCGCGAGTTAATCCATACAAGAAGCTGCCATCATTACCTGAATAGGCGATGTATTCAATCGCTCCAGTAGCACCTGCCGCTTGCACTTTAACAGTGCCTGATGGCGCAAAACCATTACCATTATCAATATCAATTGAAGATGGGCCAATTGTTGTGCCACTTGGATACCCTTTTGCAACAGTCTTTGCGTAACCCCGCGTACAGCCAACCAAACTACTACCAGAAATACCTGTGTAGTAGATGTACTCAGTGCCAATCACTGCAATACCAGCATTGTTAAAGTTAGTTGTTGAGGTTATTGGGATTGTCGCTGCGTCAACAGTAATTGCCGCAGATAGTGTGGTTGTTCCGCCGGTACTTAAACTGGCTGACAACTGCGTTATTGGAGACTGTCCATTTGACTCATAATGGGCAGCCATGTTTCCGGAACGCATATAGGCTTCAAACTGTAAGTTGTTGTTTTGAATCTGTGTAACGTAAGTTATCTGCCCATTTGTTGCACGGAAACCAAAACGAACAACACCAGCACCGTACCATGAATAGTCGATGTACCACATCTGCATTCTAGTTAGGTCAATGTTGTATCCTGATGGGCCTGTGCCATCACATTTGTCGTACCAAGATGACTGCGGTATTTTGAAATCAATTGTGCGCGATACCAAAGCGTTGCTAATCGTAGTGCCACGATACTCAGGAGAAACCTGCATAACAGTATCACTGGTAATCGTAAGCACTTTATAAGACTGCCCACGGATAACAATATAGTCACCAATCAATAATTGAGAGGCGAATGCTGACCCTGTACCCGTAACAATGTTTGAGCCGTTGGTTACGGCAACTGTTCCATTGATTTGGTTAATGGAATTTCGCAATACGGCGTACAAAGTCTGACCATCGAACTCAAAAAAGAATCCGTTTTGCTGGTCAAACATTCCAACACGATTAGAAGAACCATACCAACTCAAAGGGCTGATACGAATAAGTCCTGTTGCTGGGGTCACACCTATGCTGTTCGTGGTTGTGTACGTAAATACAGTTGGTGAAGTTACTGTGGCAATCGTAAATGTTCCGTTGTACACACCTTGGTTACATCCGGATACCTGTATCCTAGAACCTACCGTCATGTTATGAACATAACGAGTGGTGACTGTTGCAGTTGTTCCAGTACCCGTAATAGAAGTAACAAATAGCGCAGGCTTCAAAGATGAACCTGTAGAGAACTGAATACCCTTACCAGATTGGTAACGGAAATAACGGCGTGTTTGGCGAATCAACTGTTGATTAGGCGCTCCACCACCAGCGGTAAATGCCACACCACCATCAAAAGTACGAGGCTCTACATAACCCGCAGGGCGGGCATAAAGCGTAGTATTGTTAGCAACGTTGGTGATAGCTGATGCCGCCACCGTACCGTTGGTATTTACAAAAGTGAATGTATTAGCTGTCGGTACTGTCGCAACAACAAACGCGCCGTTGATGGTTGTTCCTGAGCTAGTTGTACCCTTGATATAAATCAGGCTGTCTTTTTGCAAACCATGAGCGCCAGTGGTAGTACAAAGAACAGTAGCTGTACCATCTGTTGTAAACGCTGTTGTTCCGGTTAAGCTAATGCCGCAGTTTGAATAAAAATAACCCGCATACACATAGGTGCCGGTTGCGCTAAACTTTTCCCCTGCTGCTGGCGCAGTTGTAGGGATACAGGTCATTGTGTTTGTACCGCCAGCAATTGTCCACCACCATCCGTTGGCGTATGAATCAGTTGCATTTTGGATAAAGATTGGTGTATTAGCGGCAACAGCAAATGTGCCAGTAAGTGTTAATGTTGTTGTGCCTGTAATTGATGTAACACCCAAAGGCTGTTGTTGAATAAAATACGTACTTTGCCTATTGTTTTGCAAGGCAATAGATTCCCACTTTGTAGGCTGCGTACCATATTCAAAGTCGGTATCAATCAACGCTTGAGGTTGAGATACGCGGAATTTTCCTACTGGGTCTTGTGTACCCGGAGCAGGTGTTACAAAAGGCGCAGCAGCGCCTGAAACGTTTGATCCTTGAATAGGAATTGATTTGTTTGACGCTGAGTCAACTACTGTCCATCCACCTGACATACGATACTCCTTTAATTCCAAAGAAGGGGGCCGAAGCCCCCGTTACTCAATTAGTCAAAGTTACCGTATGGGTAAGCGGTAGTACTGCCGATGTTGCCATCAAGCTGCGTATAACGTGCCGTGAAAAGGAATCTACCAGAAAGTGCTGAACTGATTGTGTAAGTAATACCTGTAGGTGTACCCGCAGTTGTTGTAACCGCAGAGCCGTCCAAGTTAATAATCTTAAACCCAGTAACAGTACCAGCGCCGCCAGTAGCAGTAGCAACCAAATAACTCGTTGGGTTGGAGTAACCGCTGATTGAACCTGTACCACCGTATGTTCCGGAAAGAGTTATTGTTTGACCAACAGCCAAGAACGCGTTAGAAGTACAAGTGAAAGTACCGATAGTATCTGCAATTACAGCACCAGCAACAGTCGCTGTAGCAACACGTGTATCTAAAGAAGTGCCAACAATAGCAACAGTAAACACAAGTTGTGATACTAGGCTGCTGGTAGGGCTTGTGCCTTGACCGCTTGCGGGTGGGTTAGTGATGTCACCGGTAGTGCCAAGCTGTTGGTTATAAAGTTGCGCTGTAGTAAATGTTGATAACGATTGACGACCAGCAGCAGTAATTGAACCAGTTTGAAAATATTTTGCTGTACCTGCGGCGGCTGTATAGTTATTTGAAACATATACAGTAGCGGAAGTAAGTGCGGCTGAGCCACCAGAAACGGCTACAGGGTTACCGCAATCAACAAAAACATCATTGATGGTTGAACCATAAGGCAGATACATAACAGCACCGCGATATACGTTAGTCGCAGAGTCCGCAGGAATTGTTTGTGCCGTAGGTGGGTATGTTGCAGCAGAAGGTGTATACACCGTTGCGGTGGAATTAGGAATTCCGTTAGATGCAATAAACTGACCAGAACCACCAGAATAACCAGAAGTGTTAGCGGTTGTGTTAGTAATGTCTATGTATGCTGTTTGTACTGCCTCTGTATAACCTACGTTACGAAGAGGGCCAAATCGATTGTCGCCCTGAAGAATTGGGCCTTCAAATGTACTACGTCCCATGATAAGAATCCTTATGCAAAAGAGCTTTTACCAATCGTTGCATCGTCTGCTGGGGCAGTGGCGGTAAAAGCGGATCACCCAGATGTGTGCAATATACACCAAAAGAAAAGGGGGCACAAGGCCCCCTTTATCATCAGAACGAACCGGGTGAACCGAATACGCCCAAAGGATCAGACCAGCCAAAGCTGTAACGCTCACGGGACTTGTAACGGACGTTACCGGTATCAAAGTCGCCGTCCATGCTGTTAGACAGCGGAGTACGAACAAAGTGCTTCAAACCGTTAGGAACGTCTGTAGTCAAGAACCAAGCATTGGTGTCGGTCAAATAGTGGTTAATTGTGTAACCTTCTGAGATCGAACCGTTATTCATCAACGCATTGATGTCGTTGTTGTTTGTACCAACACGGAGTTTGGTTTCCAACAGGCGGGTAGCCACGAACTGCAATGCTGGAGGAATAACCAGCTTACGAGGTTTGGCGGCAATCAACAGACCACGCTCATCAGTCCAAGCAGCGATTTGAATAACGGCGGCTTCCAAGGAAGTCTCGTTCAAGTCGGCAGCGGTGGAAGGACGGTTGGAGTTGGTTGCGCCATTGACCAAGGGATGAGAAGTGCTGAACAGAGCAACGCCGTCACCACCAACGTAGTTGGCAGAGAAACCGTTATTCAAAACAGCAGCAGCTTTAATCTGCTTGGTGTATGCCATAGCACGGGCCAGACCTTTGGTGTAACGAGCAGACAAGCTGTCGTACAAGTTATCTTCAATCGCTTCTTCAGTGATTGAGAAACCCAAAGCAATGGTTTCGTGGTTATAGCGGGTTGTCCATGCCTCTTGTGCATTGTCGTAAGCGATGGCAGCGCCTTCGTTTTTGACTGGTGCGGCAGAGAAGCCAGACAGTTTGGTTTCTTCTTCAAAAGAACGCTCAGATGTTTCGATCTCGTACAGTTCTTTGTGTTCTTCGCCGTAGCGAACATACTCCAAACCAAACAAAGCATTCAGACCGGGAAGCAACTCTTTAAGTAGCTGTGCACGTGAAATAGCCATTTATGTTACTCCTTAAGAGGCAGAGGACTGAGCGCCTGTGGCGTTGTAATACGAATGCACACCGAAGTTAATTTTTACCAAAACTTCTGTGAACTGCGTAAACACCAAGGTTGAGCCTGTGGGGATAGCGGTCAATGCCATAGCAGCACCACCAGCGGCGGCGACTGCATATTGTTGATTGACCACAACGGAGGTTGCGTTAGCTGCTGCGGCTGTAGAAACCCAGTTACCAGTCAACACTGTTTGACCGTTTGCTGCAAGGAATGCAACATCAGTACCAACAGGTAAAGCTGAGAAAGCTGAGTTTGTAACAGTCAGAGTAGTTGTACCGCTTGACCATGTAGCTGTACCCAAAGCGGCTGCGGTGTCAGGAACAACACCAACAACACGTACGGGCAAAGTTGAAGTGGTAGCAGCAGAACTTGCCAATATACCGTTTGAAGAGTTACCAGTAGCGGTAGAACCAGCCAAGTTGGAAACAGTCATGTTCAAGCCAACCATAGAACGGGCGACAGAACCGATTGTTGTACCACCTTGAGTAGTAACCACAGCAGCTTTAAACACAGTATCAGGATCATCAGAGATGATTGCAACTGCGTCACCAGACAAAGTGCTTGCAGGCCAGTATTGGCTGAAAGTCAATTGCTTGGTAATTGGATTGGTGAATCGGCATCCGAGGAAGATACCAACTTGACCGTAGCCAGTGCCACCGGTAGTGGCGGAGCCACCATCAGTAACTGCAAGGCGTGTGGTCAAACCACGTGTGATGTTGACGAAATCGCCGTAAAAAATGTTGGTAGAGTATCCGTACTGGATAGGTACTTCACGGGTGGAACCCGCAAACACCTGACCACCAATCAAATTTATCGGCTGTAGGCCGTAGGGGGCCGAAACCGTTGGGTATGCCATTTGATTTTCCTTAAAAAATTAAGCGCCAGATCCGAAAGAAACATTAGATCTTTTTTCGACGAGTAACGCCATGTTGGATCTTGTGTCTCTGTCACGAAGATAATTGTTGTCTACCGACTCCACGATAAGTTTGTTTTTCTCCTCGTGCTTTTTGGCACGTGAAGCAATCTTTTCTTTTGGAATACGGCAAAGTAACAATCCGCCTACCTCAATACCGCCTTTAAAAGCGCCATCTCTGGTAGCGTGCATTTTGAGTTCAGGGTATTCCTCCGCTTTCACGGGTTCATAGCCTTCTCGTAACTTAGAGGAAATGTTGCGGGGGTCTGATTCCCCAGCCATGCTGATACGGATATAACGATGGTGCCAACCCGGACGATCATTAGGCATAGGCAATGTATCGGGTTCTACCCAAGCTTCTTCCCTGTCCCAATCTGGGCGATCATCTAATTCACGTTCCAAACGATTTTGTTGTTTAGTTTCAGCCATGATTATCCATTCCTTTTAAGTTGAGCAACCTGTCTTGCATATTCTTCGATGGGCACCCCAAGCCTGCGTGCAATCGCAGCTTCTGACGCTTTCAAACGAATACGGTTAGGTGGTGTGCTTCGGGCGGCTGGTGCCACTGGCGAAGCGTATTTGGGTGCACGGGTTGGAGTTTCAAATTCCTCGTCTTCCGGTTCTGACGTTCTTTTCTTTGGAGGCGATTCGTCTTCCTCGTAGCTCTGGGCAAAATGCTCAGGAAATCTTTTACGCATGGTCTTGTCGATTGTTCGGAAATAATCTTCAGACCCGATATAGTCTGCACCATACTCGCGTTGTAACTTCTTGTCAAGCCCCATTGCTGCGCTTGTCATTTCTTCATCAACTCCCCACCAATCACTGTTGTTTTCTACCCACCGTTGTGTGCGGGGAGCAAGTTTGGGGGGTTCGGGCGCACGGGGTGGTGGTGCGTAATCTTCTTCCTTGGGGGCTGGAACGGGGCGCATATTATGTGCACGATCCATTTTTAAGGTAGCTTTGGCAATTTCTTCCTGTGCGGCTACCAAAGCATCCGAATCTCCAGCCTCATAAGCCTTCTTATATTGGCTTTTGGCAGATTCCAATTCTGTTTGAGCAGCGGATTTAGACTGTTCAATAAACGCATTACTACCAGATGCAACTTGTTGCTTCAATCGTTTATTTTCTTCATGAACCTGACGGGCAAAAGCTTCAGCCGCTTCACGTTCCCGCAAAGCTTCTTCTTTGGCACGACGCTCATCATGGTAGCCACGTGTAAACTTCTTAATACGAGCTTGTACTTTTTCGTCATAACTTGACAGCTCGTCGTCGGATACTTCTTCGACAGGTTCTTTCATGGGCTTGCGACCACGATCCTGCGGTGGGGTATCATCTTCGATCTCCACCTCAAAATTATCTTCTACTTGATCTTTCCCTTTTTTATCGGGATCGGGCAATTCATATTCTATATCTGCCATTTTTTACTCCTTATGCTGCACGTGTAATGCCACGGGGATCTTCAACTACTGCCTCAATTGAGGTGTCATTGATGATGCGAAACTCACGACCATGAATCTTCAAGCGGGTGCCTGAATTGGGGCGTACGATGACAAAATCACCTTCTTTACATGATGGGCCGCTTGGAAAACGACTCTCATCCTTGAAGGAATCAGGGCCAAGCTTTACTACAAACAGCACTGGGGTCAGTACTTCTTCATAGTGCATGGTGTCACCTGATTTGATAATGCCAATCTCACTATCGTGGTACTGTTCCATTGCTTCTGGGACAACGCACAGAATATGGAAAGTTTTTGGGTCGGGCAACTGCTTTGCTTTTTCTTCTGCACTCGTATTAAGAATGCCAGACAAATCTACCGCAGTGGTATCAAATTCACTCATCTTCAAACTCCATTTTTTGCACAAGGTCTTTGACAAGTTGTTCTGCATGGGTCAGACCCCGGATGACCCCGCAGACGTGCCGATACTCGGCAAAATCTTTTGCGCCCCCACCACTTAAATGGCTAACTTGATCCATACGGAGTTTGTCAATCTCTTTCAGAATAAAAACTGTGGAGCGCATATCCATCATGTTTCCTTACGTGGTGTACGATTTTGTTGGTTACGTTGTGCGTTTTGTGTAGCTATTTGCGCTTTGTGTTTTGCAGCATCAATACCCATACGCATACCTTCAGTTTCCTGTTGCTTTGCCAACTTATCTCTGTTTGCAGCGGCCTGAGCCGCGACCTGCATTGCAGCGATCTCTTTCTGAGCCGCGATACGAGATTCTTCAATACGCAGACGGTCTGCTTTTTCAGCAGCGTCGATCTGTTGTTTTTGTTGTTTTAACTGCAACTCACCTTGCTTCAACTGCAACTCTTGCATCTGCATCTGAACAATCGGATCCTGCATTTGTTGTTGAGCTTGCTGCTGTTGGGCTTGTTGTTGATTCTGTTGTGTGATCTGTGCAGACGCTTGTGCTGACATGACCGCAATCTGATCCGCCATTTCTGGAGACAACTTCTTATTCATCTCCTCACTTGGCAGAGATACACCAATCATTGTTTCTACCTGTCTGCGGTAGTCCAACGCTGTATGTTCATTGATGTGAGCCATAACAGCCGCCATGAGTGCTTGCGCCTGTGGGTTTTGCTGCAACGTAGCTTGGATCTTCGGATCTTGCAACAACGCCATGTGCACCTGCATATGCGCTTGATGATTCTGTTCAATAAACGCTTTGACTGGTTCATTCGTCAACAAGTGCTGGTTCTCCGTCACTGGATCGGTTGGTAGCTGGTCATCCTCTGTCTTAATAAGTTTGTCGGCATTCTTCACACCCAACACTTCAATCATCTGACGATGCAATATTGCCATGTCATACAACTGCGGTGCAGTTTGTGCCAACTGAAGAACAGCCTGATACTGCACAATCTTCTGTGCCATCGTAGCGGCGTTAGGGTCACTAACAGGAATAACATCAACCAAGTCGTAATCTGATTTGCGTGCACCACGACTACCTTCTTCTGGGTCGTAGTCGTAATCTTCTGGTGTGTAATCAGCAATGATGACTTTAAGGAGTTTGAACTCCTGCTTCATGGTGTAGTGCATACGGGCTTGAACAGCGCCCATCACTTTCAACTGTCTCTCCAATAATGCCAGTGTTGTGCCCACAGGAGCCTGTGCTGACATATCAGACACATTCATATCCCCTGACGAAGCAAACGCACGTCCTTCTTCAACGATCTGCTGGAACAACGCCATCAATACTTGGCTTGGCTCTTTGTAAGGCAGTGGGAGTATGTTGTCGCGGATTGAACCACTTGGGACATCTACATCTCGGAACTCTCCGGGCTGTATAGGTGTATCGTCACCTTTGATGCGGAGACCGCGAGACTTGAGGCCCCCGGGTAAGTTCGAAAGTGTTCCTGCATCCACGAGTTGACGGATGAGCATCGTCGCCGATTTCGCGTACCCGCCGATAAGGTGAATAAGACCGTAACCATAGAATCCAAAACCGGGGATGTATTGGTAGTGGACGAAGTGCTGACGTTTGAGGTGGAGTTTATCTCCTTCATACCAATTTCTCCTAATGGCTAAAACAGTTCCTGTTCCCTTTTCAACAGTGACCACATAAGGTAGTGCAATGCCCGTTGGTTCACCCTTCTTATCTGTATGCTCAAAGCCGGGCAAGTCAAGGTCAACGTGCATTTCCAAAATACGGAAGCGATCATCTTGAATCGCAGACATACCTTGCTCTTCGGCCTTTTGCTTCTCAATATCATCCAACTCATACCCGGGTTCACCAAGCTCCACATCACTGTAGAACCCAGCTTCTTGTAACTTTAAAATCTCATTTTCAGTCTTACGCATCACGTGGGTTACACGTTCTGCTGTCTCCAGATTACTCGCGCCGTACGGCACAACGATGTCTTCAGCAGGAATAAACACCGCAACTTGGCGACCACGACTTGGGTCATAGTAGACTTTCTTAAATGCTGAACCAGCCAATGGCAAATTCCACAACATCTTTTCATGTTCTGGGCGATACTCATACATTACTTCAGTCAACTGGTAGTTCATATCATCTTGGACACGAACTGCGGCATCAGTTGTTTCTGGTGTTTCTTTACCAATAATCTTGGTCTTCACAGGCCCCATCGCTGGAAATGTTTCTGTGATACCTTCTGACTGGAACCTAACTACTGATTCTGTGAGCATCGGGTGAAACACACCACACGCTCCCTGCCAAGGCTCTGTTCTTTCTTCGTACTGCAAACCCAGCAGTTTCAAACCGTCAACGTACGTTTTGATCCACTCTTTGCGATCCATCTGGTCTTTGTCAAAGTCCCCAATCAAGTCACCACCAAGTGCTTGCAAGTCCCTGTCTTCCATAAAGTCAGCAAGGTTGGCATCAAAATCTTCTGCTGTTGGTTTTTGTGGTTTGAGATCAATATCCATCCCACCAATGCCAATATGTACTGACTCCGGGTCTTCAATATCAATTTCAATTGGGGAAGCATCTTCTTGCTCCAACCCCATAGGTGCCTGATACAAACCTTTGTCCATTGAACTCGTTGCCATTTTTAATCCTCGTTTCTTTCTACGAGGTATGCCAGCACACTCCCGTAGAGTTGATGTTGAACAATACGCACGATGTGATATTCGCGTGGGTCTTCAAGAGAAGCCCAAAAAACTTGGGCGTCTACTAACGTTGGAAACCCAATTCGTTCTTCTGTCACTGAACTCTGTCTTTCCATACCCATCCTTAAACTGTGTAGTACCGCTCACGGCGATGACTCTTGAACCATTTAATTTCTTCTGCCTCGTCTGAGGGCAGGCGCATATATCCACCTTGTCTGAACCGCATCAATGCTAATGTCATTGAGTCCACCAAGTCATCGTGTTCACCAGACGGAAACGACGCTACCTCATCGACCAATTCTTCGGCCCAACGAGTCTGTGGTGCCCACACTTTACCCGATGCAAACAAATCCGACACAGAATTTAATCGGCTAATTTTGTCTTGTCCCTTGCCGGGACTGAATTCTTGGACTGGGATTCCCATGTGTCGGAACTCTTGGATGAGGGGGGCACCTGCCGCCTTTTTCTCCACAAGGAAGGAATCTGGTTCCCATTCTTGCCATTCTTCATATGCCCTCTTTTTTAATTCGGGAAACTCCATACGTGCACGCCATGAGTTGAGCAATATGATATTTGGTAGATGTTTATCTTCGTCGTTGTAAAACACGCCCCATGTTGTGCACGCACTGTAGTCGTTCACTTTCTTTACTTCATGTGCCGTATCCCATGACTGAATTGTGAATTCACAGTGTGGTGGCTGGTCACCTTCCCACCATTTCCACCATTCACGTTTGATAATGGCGTTGGTATCTGAGGTTGGCTGCTGCTGATACTGAGCCATCCATTTACCACTGGGAAGTTCTTCCCGCAGTGCTTTCAACTCTTTTTCAGACCAAAACTCAGGCCATAGGGGTTTATCACTAGGTAAAAGCGCAGGAAACTCAATGACTTTCCACTCTTCTCCACCCCTTTGAGACGCAGATTTCAACACCTGAGCAGTCAAATCCCGCAGTGACCAGCGTGTCATCACGATCACAATCGCCCCACCCGGCTGTAAACGTTGACGTGGGCCTGACGTATACCACTCATATACCTTGTCATACACCTCTGGGTTGTATGCACCGATGGCAGCTTCCTGTTCTGAGTGCGGATCATCTATTATTAGTACGTCAGCACCCTTACCAGTCACTGCACCACCCACACCAATCGCAAAATAGTCCCCGCCGAAGTTGGTGTTCCACCGTCCAGCCGCTTTTGAGTCCGTTTGAAGCTCAATTTGAGGAAAAATCCGCTTGTAAGGGCTAGAATCCACCAAATTTCGTACTTTTCGACCAAAACCAGTCGCTAATTCAGCCGTGTGAGACGTTTGGATGACTTTTTTGTGCGGAAATTTACCTAAAAACCATGCTGGGAGCAGGTAAGAAGCAAATTCTGACTTGGTATGACGGGGTGGCATATTAATAATGAGCCTTTTACAGTCCCCACGGGCAACTTCTTCAAAGGCTTCAGCCATTCTTGTGTGGTGCCGACCGTGAATAAAGTTAGGCCAGACCTCATGAACAAACTCCATGAACTCATCGGATGCCTTTTCCCGCACTCGTCTGGTCTTTAACTCTTCCAATAACTCAGTGATCGTTGCCTGTTCATCCTTTGGGAACCTTTTTATCAGTGCCTTGAGCTGTGCAGGTGACAACTGCTGTATTTTGTCAAGGAACATTGGGTTCTTCAGGAGGTCAATCATCCGTTACCACCTCATCATCCAACTCACCACCAAGCACACCTAACTCTTCGTCCAGATCAATTACTTCAACCGCCGGTGCTTGCGGCAACGGATCAAAATCAATCTTTAGATCTTTGGCTTCTACATCAATGATGTCACCCATGTACTGAGCAAGTTTTGTGGCAAGCTCATTTTCAAGTTCTTCTGTGGTGCGGTGTGTGACGTTTATCTCAACACGTTCTGCAAAGGCACCGACGTCGGACATTTTGCCCAGCATCTCAAGCGCACGCAGTTCAGTTTTGTTGTCACCACAGTCAGTTTTCTCCAGCAGCTTTAACTGTATATACCTGCGAACCTGTGCAGCATTACGGACAACTTCAAAATCGTATTCACTTAATAGGGCACGCAACACCAATGCTTTGCCGGGTGTACGTATCTCTTGTTCAGCAACAGGACTGTCCGTGAACAACGCACGTGCTTCTTTTCTGTCAGCTTCTGTTGGCGTTACTTCCCCCAAACCATTCGCTTGCAAAAACTCAACGGTGCTAAATGCACGGCTGGCCTTTTCGCAGAGGTCAGTAATCTCTTCCGCAGTCATGCGGAACGGTGGTGGAACATTAAGTTCAGGTGTAACTAAAAGCATGGGAGGAAGGTCGCACTCCAAGGATGCCGAAATGTAACACACATATATAGTGTGTAGCAAGGAGGTAAAGGAATCCTACCCGGGGGGTATTTCCAAAAAAATATATAGGGGTGGGGGGCTGGATAAATAAACAGTAGTGGGGGGTGTTTCAAAAAAGTTGTGATCGGGTGTGCGGATTCGAGTACCACTACGCGCTGGAGTCCCTTGACCCAAATCTGGGGGGTGGGGGTCGCTTAATTTCATACCGTATGAAAATGTAAAGGTAGACTGATTCCTACCTATCCCGTGCAAACACTCCACAATATGTTATAGTTAAGTCACTGGTTAGGAATTGCATTGCATTCGCATAGCGCCTAAGCAGTAACGTCTCGAAAGGACATTGCTATGAAAAAGTCACAAGTTGCAGTCGCTGTGGAATCCACACTCGATAACGTATCAATAGCAGTAGCTATTGGTGCACTACTTGGCCAACTGAATGAATTGGAAAATACAGCGGAGAAATTCAAAACTGATATTAACAATCACATTGCTACCTTATTTTCCCGTAAGGTTACAGTTGGACGTTATAAGAAAGACGGCACTGGATGCGCCATTGCTACTGCATTCATTGATGGATGCGTTGGTGCAAACGTTTCACCAGCTACAGCACAACGTGTTTACTTGGGCACGTTTAAAGATGCTGTATCAACTGGCAAACCAGTTGGTGATTGGAATAAGGCACGCAATGACGCGAAGAAAAAGGCAAAGGGTAAAGGCAAAGGTAAAGCTGAGTTATCACAGCTTTTACTCAAAGTGTTTAACCATGCTGACTTTGTTGAAGCGTGTGAAGTTATTGAAGCTGAATATAACGATACAGTGAAAGCCACTTTTCACGGCATGGTGAAAAGCTGGTTAGAAGCACAAGGTATCGAATTCAAAGCTGAGTAATTTCATACCGTATGAATTTAGCCCCCGAGAAATCGGGGGCTTTTTTTTGCCCAAAATTTCCTGCGCCAACATCGTTTGGCGCTTTGATAACTGTTTCTTACTTGTGCCGCCAACATCTTGTAGCGTGCCACACAAACGTCCAACCAGCAGCTCACGCTTTGAGCTACCCACACACCACAACAATTTACCACGTTTAATATCTACACAACTACGGTACCCTGACCGATTCCCTTTGATAACTGTTTCCTCTCAGCGTGCCGCACTGAACTACACTCCGCTGCTACACGTTGTTATAACTATCACACAGCAATTTCATACTGTATGAAATACCACAATCTCCTGATAACTGTTTCCTCTTTGCGTGCCGCACCACTTTTAATTTGTCAAGGTGTTATAAGCAAGTGCATTGTCTATTTTATTCAGCAATATTCTCTGCTCGGGAATATTAGAAAGTTCAGCATTCATAGGCACTTGCGGAGAGTTTTCCCCCTATTATTCTATTATTCTATAAAAAAATATATATACACCCCTTTTTAATTTTTTATCAATTTCTCTTTTTATTGGTGTTCACACACATGGTTTTAGAAATATTTGTGTTCGGATGTTTTCTCTGGCTTGAAATCCCAAAAACCAAGAATAATAGAATATTACCCTTTTTTTAGCCAATTTCCCTTTTATAATCAACGACTTACTTTTATTCTCACCCCTAGAATATTGCTGAATTAAATAGATAATACACCCCACAATACTGCCTTATACCCACTTATTTTGACTTGACAAGTACCCCCAAATGCCTTATAATAGAAGCTCATCAAGACCAAAACCGCATCGACGATTTGGCAGGTTTTCATACCGTATGAAAACACCGTTCTTTAACAAACCAATAGACAACACGTGACAAGAAATTGCCACGTAATCAAACCGCCGCTCGGAACTAATGTTAATACGAGAAGCACATGGTCAGAAGCAAGCTGTACAAGAAAGGACATGGCTAGGCGGGTTGTTGGTGTGCCACTGCACGTTTGCGTTATGCACGTGTACGCACTTTCATACTGTATGAAATTGCAAGGGACTGGCTCTGCCAGTACCCAATCACTCGACAGATTCCTGACTGTAACGCACCCTCAATCCAAATTCCTAAACCTCAAAAGCAGATGTGTGAAGTCTCCCTGTGTGAATAGGCGTGCCGTAGTCAGTCGGCACACGTTGTGGTGTAGTGAGTAGTGAAGCTGAGTGTTTCCGAAGAACGATAGCAACGTGCAATGCAATGTAGATACTGCCTAAATGTGTGGGGCTGAGTTTTCATACTGTATGAAAACTTATGGGCGAAAGCCCTAAACCCCTAATGCGGAGTAGGTGACAGATGACAACCGCAGGGAATGCAAGCCGAAAGGAAGATGTGCAAACGACAAACACTATCGCAGTTAGTAAAGCCAAACCGAACGATGAGATACAACGAGATACGACGACGTGTGGTTTTGATTAACCATGTGTAAGAGACTATAACGTGATAGGGGATTGATTCAGTCCCTTATCCGATAGCGTCTTGCTATCGTTGAAAGGAAATCCTATGAAAACATTTGAATGCTATTACAACGGCTCGGTGCTGACATTCAAAGCTGAGAGCAAAGCAGATGCCGAACGCCATGCAGGGTACGTGCTAGGTGTAGGCAAACGTACGTGGTTACTTTATGTAAGGGAGGTGAGATGAATAACGAGAAGCATATATGGGTGGTGGAATTTTTGGATGACTGCCATGAATTGTTGTCAGTGCATGACACACAAGAGAACGCACTGGCGGCAAGGGATGCGTACATCAAGAGCTATCGACACGGTGGGACTACCGAGGACTACTGGGTACGCGCTGTGCGGATTAACAGAACTGGACTTGAGGGAGAAACAGAATGAACAAACTCGAACGCAAACATTTGGAACACAAGCACACACGTGACAAGATGTTGTGGATTGGATATAACACGACTGCTGGCGCCGGCAGTGTAGTTAAGAAACCAAATTCATACCGTATGAAATTGGAAGAAGAGAAACTCAAACTCGCATTGAAAGGGGAATGGAAATGAAAGTATCGAAAGGTAGCAAACCACAAATTGCAAACTACAACGCACGTCAGTACGTGCAAAACCGCAAAGTGTTCATGGGTAGCAACACGTTTGCCGAATGGTATGAGCAAGGCATTGACGGCACAAAGGATATTGTCAAACGATACGTGGTGTATTCGTATCGCTACGACTTTCCGTTGTTCGTATGGGATGAGCTTGCGGGGCAATGGTTTGAGAACGCCACAAAGTACAGCATGACAACGAGCAAACACAAGTCGCAACTACATCCATTGGGTGACACAGTGAAGCTGTGCCTTGAGGATATGTTGGTGGTGCGTAGCAAAGGTATCGTAGGTTTAGTAGAAAGGGAGGTTGTATGAAATCAAGCGACTGGAGAGACTGCATAGATTGTGGGGATGAATTCCCTGTGGAGAGATGGCAACTTGGATACAGATGTTGCCTTATGTGTGGCGAAGACAATGCCCGTGCAGAGCGGCGTAGTTGGACGGTGGTGCAAGAGTATGGCAAGGGTGGCTATATGTTTGTGACTGCTGAGAGTGCGCCTGTAACTTTGAAACAAACTAACCAAAAGGAGATAAGGACATGACATACAGAACGATAACAACAGAGGTCGAGGTGGACGTTGACCTGAGCGACTTTGATACCGCTGACTTACTTGAAGAGTTGGAAGAGCGGGGTAGACCTGTAAATTTTGAAGACAACGAGACGCTGACCAAGATATGGTTGGCTGACCGTGAGGGGCGCAAGGACGAAGCGTATGCCTTGATGCGTGAGTATGTGTTAGATAAATTGAATAAGGTGGTGTGACATGATTGAATTTACTGTGACTGAATTTGTATTGCTGTGTTGGGCTGTGCTTGCCACTGGCTATGCGTTTATGTACAAGCATGAGCAATACAAAGCTGACGTGTTTATCCGTGCAATATTGGATGATGCGGAATTGCGTAACCATTTGGTTGACGACTACAATAAATTTAAAGGTAGCGTTGAATCACAATAGGTTGACACACGTGTATACTTGTGTTATACTGTGGTCTTAGTTGATATTGTTTTGTGTTAGTAGGTGTAAATTCATACTGTATGAAAACACCAATCTTTGAAAGGAATCATCATGATTGAAAATGTTTCTCGTTTGAATGGCTCGGCATTGATTGTCAATCTGTCGCTATCTGTGTGGACTGGGCGTAAGCTCGACAAGCGTGTGTCGGAAGAGGTTGACCAACAAAATTCTACGAAGACACGTGCAGGTAACTACCACAAAAATCTTTTGGCGGGTTCATCCAAGCTTGAAGATGTGGGCAAGGTGGCGAATGCTGTGCGTACATGGCACTATGGTGTGACGCAACCGTGGGGTGACAACGGTGACCGTATGTTGGTGATGACACAGTTCATGGACTACAAGTCACGACTGGCGGATTACGAGCAACAGTTTGCACTTGCTGTCAACAACTTCTTGAATGAGTACGACACGCTTGTGTCGGCGGCGGCTTTCCAACTAGGTGACTTGTTTAACCGTGACGACTACCCCATGCGTGAGCAAATCGTGGACAAGTTTGGATTTCGTTATGCGTTTGCACCACTGCCTACGTCAGGACATTTTGCTGTGGACATTGCCGAGCAGGGACTGCAAGAGTTGAAGACACACTACGAGGGTGTGATGGATACCCGCATCAAAGGTGCAATGCAAGATGCGTGGGATAGGTTGCATGACGTACTGGTCAAGATGTCAGAGCGTCTTGCTGACGACGTGGGTGCTGATGGTGAACCGAAGAAGAAGATATTCCGTGACTCGCTTGTTGAGAATGCGATTGAGGTATGCGGATTATTGAAACACTTCAATGTGACTGGTGACAATCGACTGGAAGAAATGCGTAGGCAGTTGGAGGATGCCATGCGTAATGTGGATGCGGGTTCATTACGTGAGAGTGACGCACTACGTGCTGATACGAAGCGCAAGGTGGACTCCATACTGGATAAGTTTTCTCTGTGAGAAACAGTTATCGGGGCGGTATGTTTTCATACCGTATGAATTTGTTTTTTAATCAACCATGAAAGGGACTAACCATGTCTATGTATAAATCTTTGTCTTTGCAACAAACCGCTGACCTGATTGCCGCTGTCGGTGACCTACGTACTGTCTTGGTACAAGGTGAGATGGGTATTGGCAAATCATCAATCCTCAAATCGTTGCAGAAGTACGAGCAGTTCAAAGACCATTTGTTCTGTTACGTTGACCTGACAACTAAAGATGTTGGTGACTTCTCTGTGCCTAAAATTCGTACGGTCGATGGCGTTGAGGTGTGCTCATTCATTCCTAACGAAGAGTTCGGCTTGCACTTCAAGGGTAAGAAAGTCGTGATGATGCTTGACGAGTTGGGCAAAGCCAAGGGCGGTGTGTTGAATGCGTGTCTACGTCTTATGCTTGAGCGTCAACAAGGTAGCTACAAGTTGGAGGGTGTCATATTCTCAACTACCAATCTATCGGTCGAGGGTATCGGTGACAACGTACCGCCACACGTTCGTAACCGTGTGATTCAAGTACGAGTCGCAAAGCCCGAAGCGTTGGCGGTGATGGAGTTTGGCATCAACAATAATTGGCATCCAGTAATCATTGCGGCATTGCGTGAGTTCCCTGAGATGCTTGCATCGTTCGAAGACTACGAGAAGCCTGAGCAGAATCTGTATATCAATGACCCACGTACAGTTCGTATGGCGTTTTGTACACCACGTTCGTTCCATGCGGCAAGCGATGTAATACACCGTACTATGTTGTTGGGTGACGATGTGATGTGCCATGCACTGATGGGCACTGTCGGTGACAAGGCGATGCACAATATTTTGACGATGGTCAAGCTCGACAATCAGTTGGTGAGTTGGGATGAGTTAATCAAAGACCCACAAGGTGTGACGATACCTACAAGTGCGGCGGCGGCGTGTATGTTAGTAACCAAGGCGGTACAACGTATTGAGAAGACCACGATGGATGCGTTCATGGAGTTCTTACCACGTCTTACCAAGGAAGCGCAGGGTTTGTTTGCACGTACTGTCATGGCGAAAGATTGCCCGAAGCAGAACGTAGCGGCAACCAATCCTAAGTTTGCGGCATGGGCGGCAAGCAACAACTATCTGTTTGCCAAGCAGAAGTAATTGAGTGTTCTAGTCGGGACAAATTCATACCGTATGAAGTTGTCCTATGTGTTTAATAGCTAACCCGGGAGATCATATGTTTATTACACAAACCAATCAGTTGTCAGGACTTAAGCGTGTGGAGAGAGCACACGTCGAATTGATGGCACACAAAGAAACTATGGAGTATGCAAGCGTCATATTCGTTGGCAAGTATGAAGTGACTGACAAAGTTCCTACTGCCTGTACCAATGGCGTTGACTGTTTGTATGGCAAGAAGTTCATCGAAGACATGGGCGACTCTGACTTACGTGGCTTGATACTGCATGAGAATCTACACAAGTTGTTTCAGCATACGTTCTTGTGGAAGCATTTGTATGAGCAGAATGCACGGTGTGCGAACATGGCGTGTGACTATGTAATCAATATCATCATCAAAGATATTGAAGCATCATCAAGCGGGTTCGTTACGTTACCCAAGGGTGGACTATATGACGAGCGGTTCCGTGACATGGACTCTCAAGAGGTGTTCAACATCTTATTGGAAGAGAGCGACGATGAAGACGGCGAAGGGGGTAGTAGTGATGGCGAGGGGTTCGACTCACATGACTGGGAGAGCGGTAGAACTGACGAAGAGATTGAAGAGATCAAGAAAGATATTGACCAAGCAATACGTCAAGGTCAAATCATGGCGGGTAAGTTAGGTGGTAAGTCATCCCGCATACTTGAAGACTTGTTGACACCCAAGGTTGACTGGCGTGAACAGTTGCGTGACTTCATCAACTCACTGGCTGATGGTAAGGACATATCAACGTGGCAACGTGTTAATCGTAGATGGTTACAGCATGATATGTATATGCCTAGTACATTGAGCGAATCAATGGGTCGTATCGTGATCGGCATAGATACATCGGGTTCGATTGGCAATGAAGACTTAGCCAAGTTCTTATCTGAGGTGCAAGCTATCTGTGTGAACGTACAGCCTGAGATGGTGGACTTGATCTACTGGGATACCGAAGTGGCGGCACATGAGGTGTATGGTCGTGACAAGCAAGGCAAGTTAGTTGAATCAACTAAACCGGCAGGGGGTGGTGGCACTGACCCTACGTGTGTTGCTACGTACTTGAAAGACAACCACATCAAGCCTGAGTGTGTAGTGATGTTGACAGATGGTTATGTGGGTAGTTCATGGGGCGAGTGGGACTGTCCTGTGTTGTGGTGCATCGTTGGTGGTAACAAGGCACAGCCTAAAGTCGGGGCGGCTATCTATGTCGATTAAAGAAACAGTTATCAACGAGACGTTTTGGTTGACCGTCGTTTATGTTTTAGCGATGGTCGTTTTGGTGTTAGATGTATTTTTTTGGAGGGCTTAACTATGATGACTCAAGAGCAATATTTTGGTACGTACAAGTACGACAACTATGTGCAAATTGTTGAGAAAGCAAAAGCAAACAATCATCCTCACTGGGTTGGTGACATCCCTGTGGTGAAAGAGGTGATGAAGTTCTTTAACGAGATTCGCTACAAGCGTCCTGACATTGTTGCACGTGTTGACGTGACACGAAAGGGGGATTATTTCGGTGGTGTTGGGCTTGCATACAAAGACTCACCCGATGTTTATGTAGGTGCGTTGTTCATAGAAGTAGACGATGATGGCAAGATCATTTACGGTGTTAAATCTGAGCGTATCAAGAACGAGAAGTACAACGATCACAAAGATGAATACCATATTAAGAAGACCAAGGACTTTGCCAAGGCGGTGAAGACTGCACTGCAATACGTTAAACCAATGTCAGTTCAAGAGCTTATGGATGATGCGGAATCAACACTGGCAGGGGCATTGGCTAGGATGAGAGACAAGCCTGAGAACACGTTGTACCAAGCCGCTGACATGGGCAGAACGGTGATACGTCAAGAGATAGATAACATGATAAGAACCGGATACGTGCCAATCACAGAGAAGTTCAGGGAAGCCGTGAAGTTGATGGAAGAGCAGGGCGAAGAGCTAATCCGCATCGTCAACTACAAACCCAAGAAGATGTTCGTGTGGATTAAACCTGACCGTGTGGAGTATCAGCCGCATACTGGTGAGCCTGTGATAGCGTACAAACTGGAGGATGTACCCGAAGAGATTCGCAACAAGGTTGCCGTGTTGCAGATTGGAGATAAGGGTCATGCAGTGATGGACGTGGGTGTGATGGTTACACCAACAACTTTCTGGGTGTTTGAATGATGCTTAAAGAGTTATCAAGACCAATACATCCCGAGATTGTGGGTGCGCTTATACAAATGGAGTTGCATATACATGGGGAGTTCAATGGATTGAAGAAGCAAGACGTATTGAGAATCTCTATCAATGATGACGAGTCGTTTGATATAACGGACTTTACTTTACCTAGCGAGAGCGGTAAAGTGCGTAAAAATGTCCCGCAAGAGGATATGCCACAGTGGGTTCTTGAATCTATCTCTATGTTACGGATTGCTGATATAAACAGTCTAGTAAAAGAAGTAGGGTTCAAGATAAATGACCGACTGTATTTTATACAGGACAGAAGAGGAGGTTGATATGTGGGATGTACTTATCACTGTGACGCTGATGGCGTTCGGTGCAATAGCACTGATAACTATTTGTGGCTTGATTGGATGGGCGATATTCTTTTTACAAAACGGAGGTAGGAATGACTGAATTCAACAAACCAACAAACCCATCAGCATTTCCAAACCCACATTACCACAACGTATCTGGCATGACCTTGCGTGATTACTTTGCGGCAAAAGCTATGCAGGGACTTTATGCAAAAGGTAATTTTCCAACAGGAATAATGTTTGATACAGCAAAAGAAGCCTATCAAATTGCAGATGAAATGTTGAAAGCGAGAGAGGCGTGAAAATAAAAAATCATCCTGCATTTCCAACGCATGAAGCAAAAGATTCGGGTAGGGCAGGGATAACTACGCTTGATTATTTTGCGGCCAAAGCTATGCAAGCACTTGTGGACACAGCGCCAGAAGAATATGAGTTGGACTATGACGATATTGCAAAGACATCGTACAAACAAGCGAAAGCAATGATGAAAGCGAGGCAAGAATGACACAAGATGAAATACTTAATCTGGCAAGACAGGCTGAAGGACAAGTGACGATGTGGGTCAATCACAGCACGATTCAAAAGACTACGACATTCACATTTGAGTCGCCGATTGATTACTACGTCAGCGGTGAGTACCCCGAAAAATACCACATCAAATTCTTGGAAAGGTTTGCCGAGCTTTTAATTTCTAAGCGCACATGGGTAGGGCTGACTTTTCGAGAGCAACAGGAAGCCATCCTTAATACGCACTCAATCCATGAGGCGCTGATAAAAGCAGAAGCCAAACTCAAGGATAAGAACACATGATCGACCGACTCATTCTCAGTGCTGTGCTAGGCACAGTAGGGTTCAATGGTTTAAACCCAGAGCCGCCAACACCACTGACGCTAAAACAAAAAGCAGTGTACAAATCCGTAAGTGCAGTGTGTGAGCGCAAGGGCAAGAAGCAAAGCAAGACAGTACAACAACTATGTGCTAGATGGAGGGAACAACAAAATGATTGAAGCAATCAGAACATTCTTTGGCAAGATACGTGGTGAGCGTGGCAACCGCAGAACAATCGTAGAGCAAGGGTTTGTGTATAGATGTACGCAGTGTCAACTTATATTCTTAACAAGAACCGCAGGAGAACAACACCAATGTCAAGACCCAAGAGTGAACTAACAGGTGACAGCAAACACATAGGTGTGAGACTAACCAAATCACACTATGAAGAATGGAAACGGCTTGGTGGGGCGCAATGGTTGCGTAAAGAGTTAGCCAAGAAACTACAGGAGAAAGTAGATGACGCCCGAAGCAAAGGTTAAAGACAAGATCAAGAAGATACTCAAAGAACATAACGTGTACTACGCTATGCCTATGGGTACAGGCTACGGCAATGCAGGTGTGCCTGACTTCTTGTGCTGTGTGCATGGTAAGTTTTTGGCTATCGAAGCAAAAGCAGGTAAGGGCACTACAACTGCACTACAGGATAAGAACTTGAGTGCAATTCATGACTGTGGCGGGCAAGCGTGGGTTATCAATGAGAACAACCTACAGGAACTTGTAGAAACAATTATATTTTTAAAGGGAGAGTAATCATGGGAATAATGAAAGAGAAACTTGAAGCAGTGATTAACGAGTGGAACAAAGAAGAGGATTTACACCAAGCAATACAGGAAAAAACGTATTCCCCTTTGTCTAGAAAGATAATTGACTTTGTATTGAAATATCCAAACAGTCCGGCAAGCAATATACAAAACATCATCATGCGTGAGTATCCTGATACGCCTAAGTCGAGCGTGTCATCTTCGCTCAAACAACTTACAGATAAAAACTTTTTGGAACGTGAAGAGTTTTTCGACCCGACGATATGTAGAGCGTCATTCAAATACAGAGTAATAAGTGAACAAAAAAGATTAGAGTTGGAAGCTATTCGCAAGGCAGAAGAGCAAGCCAGTGAAGAACGTTTGGAAAAGATGAGAGCACAGGCAGAGGTTGCACGTGCGGCTAAAGCGGCAAAGCGAGAAGAGCGATTGAAAGTGCAAAAGTATGAAGATACTGGGATAAGTGCGGCACTACCAACACCGAAGCGCAACGGTACACAGGAGATACTGGACAGCTTGAGTATCACACAGGCACGTGCGTTGTACGACGAGCTTAAGAAGATATTTGGAGGTTGACATGGCTAAAGGGAAACTGCAACAACAAATAATAAATGATTTGGGGGCGCAACTTAGTCAACAGTTAAACCGAACGTTTGAAGCAGAGCACAAGCATGAGTCCTACAGCATGGCAATAGGGAGGGGGGTTTATGACCACAACACGGACTCATACAAAATATCAACAGGGGGAGAAAGGATTACGAAAGATGGTATCGAGAGTTGGCACGCACGAGGGACTGAACATTACTTGGCACAACAACTTGAAGCAAGACTTCAAAAGATGGATGCGGCACACAAGCAAGAGATGCGTAACCTTGCCAATCAAGTAATCAGCATGAACAATGCAATAGAAGCAAGGGTGGCGCACATCAATGGCTTTTACACATGGCTGATTGAAACGTACCCTGAGACTGTGGCACAGTACAAGGCTTTGCTTGACTTGAAACGATTAACAGATGGGGAGGAAGAATGATGGGACAAATGAAAGCAACATTAACGGACGATGATGGACTCAAGATAGAAACCCCTCAATTGCTTGGTGAGATATTTGATGATGGTTCATTTCGTGGGCACACAAAAAACCCAGAAGTGTATAGACCTATAAAGATAGGTGACTACGGTATATGGGATGCAGAAGATGGGGGAGACAACATGATTGGGGTTGTTCATTTTCCAACAGGACAAATGGGGCTATTCAAAAAAGAACACTTTGAATCATACGTTTCCTCATTCTTTGGATTGTTATTCTGATGAACATACTCACAGTAGATTTTGAGACGTACTACACCAACACGGACTTAGGATTCAAGAAACAAACCACTGAGGAATACGTACGTGACATACGCTTTGAAGTGATCGGTGTGTCCGTGCAAGTAGACGGTGGTTGGCCTGAGTGGTTCAGTGGAGACAGGGAACAAATTAAAGAATGGCTTGACCAATTCCCTTGGGATAAAAGCATGGCGGTTGCACACAATGCGTTGTTCGACATGGCTATTCTTAACTGGCACTTCAACATACGACCGTTTGCTATTGCAGATACATTGAGCATGGCACGTGCGATACACGGTATTGAAGTGGGCAACAGCTTGGGTAAGTTGGTAGCTTTCTACAACCTTGGGGTAAAAGGTTCGGAGGTGTTGAGTGCCATAAATAAAAGGCGGCAAGACTTCACCATGAGGGAGTTGGACGAGTACGGTGCGTATTGTCGCAATGACGTAGCACTTACCTACGACTTGTTCCTAACGCTACTGCCTACGTTCAAGCGGACAGAACTCAAACTGATTGACACGACCATCAGGATGTTTACAGAGCCAGTATTAAGGCTAGACCCGGATCTGCTTCTTAAACATCTCACAGAAGTACGTTTACACAAGGCTGAACTTCTTGCAGCAGCCGGGAGCGACGTTGAAGATCTCATGTCCAACAACAAGTTTGCAAGTAAGTTGGTTGCACTTGGTGTTGAGCCGCCTATAAAAATTAGTGCGACCACTAATAAAACAACATGGGCATTTGCCAAAACAGACGAGGGGTTCAAGGCGTTAGCAGAACACCCTGACCTACGTGTGCAAACGTTGGTTGCCGCACGGTTGGGTAACAAGACTACGTTGGAGGAGACACGCACCGAGCGGTTGATAGGAATTGCCAACCGAGGCTTGATACCTGTGCCTCTTGCTTACTATGCGGCACACACCGGACGGTGGGGTGGTGCTGACAAGCTGAACTTTCAAAACCTCCCCGCACGTGGAGCAAACGCCAACAAGTTGAAGAGTGCCATTCTCGCTCCCGCTGGTCACGTCATCATTGATTGTGACTCATCGCAGATTGAAGCACGTGTGCTTGCATGGTTTGCAGGGCAGAACGATTTGACCGAAGCATTTGAAAGGAAAGAAGATGTCTACAAAATTATGGCGGCTGAGATTTACAGAAAGTCAATGGGCGAAGTCACGACGCATGAAAGATTCATCGGCAAGACTACGATTCTTGGTTGCGGCTACGGCATGGGGGCAGAGAAGTTTCGAGGACAACTTAAAACTTCTGGTATTGAAATTACGCTTGAAGAAGCACAGCGAATCATTGATACGTACCGAAGTACTCACCCGAAAATTACTGCACTATGGTCGCAGGGGTCAGCGGCAATCGAAGCTATGAGCAAGGGACGTACTGTCAAGTGGGGCAGGGGGGGTGTTGTAACGATAGTAAAAGATGGTATTGTTATGCCTAACGGGTTGACACAACGTTACCCAAACCTTAAAAAAGTTAAAGACAAAGATAGTAAGTTGCAGTATATTTATGACTCACGCAAAAGCGTAGCGAAGCTGTACGGCGGGAAGTTGACAGAGAACATTTGTCAGGGGTTGGCACGTTGCATCATTGGTGAACAGATGCTGAAGATTGCTAAACGATACCGTGTCGTACTAACTGTTCATGATGCTGTAGCGTGTATTGCGCCAAAAGAAGAAGCCGAAGAAGCTATGGCGTACGTGATGGAGTGTATGCGGTACGTACCTGACTGGGCGACAGGCATACCTCTGAACTGTGAAGCAGGATATGGAGAGAGTTATGGGGATTGTTGATTACGCTATGCCGTGCATGATGGCAGAGAAAGCGTTAAAGCAAGCGCACGATGCTGTATTGGATAACGATTTGGATGCCGCCATTGAGCATACGCTAGAAGCTATTGTGGAAGCACGACTCATGTTGAGTTCGTTGAAAGTCATGAAAGAAGCACAGCGATGAAAAAACCTCCCGCTTGGAGTTACTCAAGTATCACACTGTTCGATCAGTGCCCGAAGAAGTACTTTCATTTGCGTGTAGCAAAAGATACTGTAGAGCCTGAGAGCGATGCAATGATGTACGGGAAAGATGTACACCTTGCGGCTGAAAACTTTGTGCGTGATGGCACACCAATCCCTGAGAAGTACGCATACCTCAAACCAATGGTGGAGAAGCTGAACTCTATTAAGGGCGAGAAGCTATGCGAATACAAGATGGGGTTGAAGAAAGAGAACGGACGTTTGGTAGCGTGTGACTTCTTTGCCAAAGATGTTTGGTACAGGGGCGTGGCTGATTTGATTATTTTGAATCATGACAAACAGGAAGCACGTGTCGTTGATTACAAGACAGGTAAAAGCAGTAAGTATGCTGACACAAAACAATTAGCGTTGATGGCGGCTTGTATCTTTGTGTATTTCCCCAATATCAAAACCGTGAAAGCAGGATTGCTATTCGTCGTGGTGGGTGACTTCATCAAAGCGGATTACGATGCGGCTACTGGGTTAGATATATTTTCGGAACTGGACAACGTACTTGTTGCACGTGAGACTGCATACGATTCGTTAGTGTTTAATCCAAAACAAAATTTTGCTTGCAAGGCATGGTGTCCAGTGCTAATTTGTCCACATAATGGGAGGCTACGTTAATGGTGTATAAGAACAAAGAAGATCGCAATATCAAACGTGAGTACGAGCTAGAAAAGAAACGTGCGGGTGCACACGAAGCACGTATGGAACGTCAACGTGCAAGACGCAAGCTGGATAAAGAGGGTGTTGACCGCACAGGTAAAGATGTTGCCCATGTGAAAGCATTGAGCAAAGGCGGGTCAAACAAAAATGGTGTGCGATTGGAATCGCCATCGAAAAACAGATCATTCAAAAGGAACGCAGATCGTTCCATGAAGTAAAGTTGATTTAGTGTCTACGAAGTAAGGTGTGAGTGATAGTAGATACAGGGTTACACGACCCCTCATAGGATAACCTCACCAGTCAGTGCGATGCCCTTTCAATTGTGAACTGACGGACACCTCGGAAAGACGAGGACAAATTTCCATTAAACACAACGTGTTTGGTGTGCATAACTATCGGGAGAGATTGTGGAGATCATTGACAACAAAGCGTTACTACTCAAAGTACGTAACCCTGACCGCATAACAACGGTCATACCAAAGAGCAAGGTCATTGAAGACGATGGCAAAGTGGCTAGTGTGTTGGTCAACTGGGGCTTGGAAGAATCTATTGTCCTCAAGAATTTAAAGATCAACGTACCGTCACCTATTAACGCTACGTACAAGTGGCCCGGGCTGTTTAAACCATTTAACCATCAAAAAGTTACATCGTCATTCCTAACCATGCACCGGCGTGCGTTTTGTTTTAACGAACAGGGCACAGGAAAAACTGCCAGTGTGATTTGGGCGGCTGACTATCTAATGTTGCTTGGTCATGTAAAACGTGTGCTAGTAATCTGTCCATTATCTATTATGGAATCCGCATGGCGCAATGACTTGTTTAAGTTTGCTATGCACCGCAGGGTTGACATTGCGTATGGCAAGCCCGAGAAACGCATAGAAATAATTAATGGCGATGCCGAGTTTGTGGTAATAAATTATGACGGTGTGGAGATCGTGGCAGATGCTGTTGCCAATGGTGGCTTTGACATGATTGTGATTGATGAAGCTAACGCATATAAAAATCCAACAACCAAACGTTGGAAGATACTCAACAAACTTGTTCAACCAAACACATGGCTATGGATGTTGACAGGTACACCCGCATCACAGTCACCATTGGATGCTTACGGTATTGCCAAACTGGTCAACGCCAACAACGTGCCTCGGTTCTATGGTGGGTTCAGAGATCAGGTCATGAACAAGGTCACACAATTTAAATGGGTTCCGAAACCCGAAGCGCAGAACGTTGTCTACCGTGCCTTGCAACCTGCAATACGTTATACGAAAGAGCAATGTCTTGACCTTCCTGAAATGACGTACGTAACACGTGACGTACCGTTGACAGCACAGCAAGAGAAATACTATGAACTCCTACGTCGTCAGCTTATCGTACAAGCGGCTGGTGAGGAGATAACTACAGTCAATGCGGCTGCGAACTTGAATAAACTCCTACAACTATCTGGTGGTGCGGTGTACTCTGACAGCGGTGAGGTTGTGCAGTTTGATGCAAGTAATCGACTGGCGGTGTTGAAGGAGGTGATAGAAGAGTCAAGCCACAAGGTGTTGGTGTTTGTTCCGTATCGCCATGCCATTGAGGTTGTTGCAGAATTCCTACGCAAGAACGGTTACTCCACTGCCATCATCAATGGCGCAGTACCCGCAGGAAAACGGTCAGAAATATTTGAGAGATTCCAAGGGACACCTGACCCGCAAGTGTTGGTTATCCAACCACAAGCGGCATCGCATGGTGTGACGCTTCATGCGGCAAACACTATTGTCTATTGGAGTCCGGTAATGTCCGTAGAGACATATTTGCAATGTAATGCACGTGTTCATAGAGCAGGGCAAAAGAACCCATCCGTTGTAGTGCACTTGCAAGGAAGTGGCGTTGAGAGACGTATGTACACCATGCTTAACAACAAGGTTGACATACATGAAAAGATCACCGACCTGTACGGGGAAATACTAAGGTGACAACTCTTGACATTGTTAAATTTTGGTTTATCATAGGAACATAAAAAGAGAGAGGGAGGTTTGTATGACTGATGTTGCAGTCGATAAGTTAGTCGCCGTCTACATAAAGATGCGTGACAAAAGGTCTGAAATTCTTCGTGCATACGAGGAAGAAGACGAGGCTATCAAAACCCAAATGGATATGGTGGAGGGCAAACTGCTCGACCTCTGTAAAACCATTGGTGCTGATAGTTTAAAAACGCAAAACGGTACTGTTATTCGCTCTGTGAAAACACGGTACTGGACAAGCGATTGGGAGTCCATGCACAAATTCATTTTGGAACACAAGATGCCTGATCTTCTGGAGAAGCGTGTCAGTCAATCCAATATGAAGCAGTTGTTGGAAGAGAATCCCGACCTCATGCCCAAGGGTATGAACATTGATAGTAAGTATTCCATAACAGTAAGGAGGAGCAACAGTGCAAACTGAAACATTGACTGTGCAGGAAGTCGCAAGTTACTTGCGTGTGTCCCGCCAAACGGTCTACACCCTGATTCGTGAGGGGAAGATTCCTCACTTCAAGATTGGCAACAAGGTACGTATCAAACGTACTGACCTGATTGCTATGACAAACACCCAACCCCAACCAACCGGAGAAACTAAAAATGTCTGAACTCACACTTTTTTCAAGCGGCAATACACTTCCCGCACACTTGCGTAACCTTGAACTGGACGCAACAACCAAAGCCTTGATGGGGTCAGGTGGTGGCGGTTCTGGTAAGCGTATCTCAATTCGTGGCGGTGTATTCCGTATGATTGTTGATGGTAAAGAAATTGCACAGAACGAAGAGCGTGCAATGAATGTTGTGATCGTTGCGGCTAACGCACACGTGTCACGTAGTTATTACGAGGGAACATATGAAGAAGGCAAAAACATTGCCCCAAGCTGTTGGTCAAACGACGGCATTACACCTGACTCAAAGGTCAGCGAACCACAAGCAGGGAAGTGTGCATCATGCCCACAAAACATCGCAGGGTCTGCCGAACAGGGCAAAGGACGTGCTTGCCGTTACAGCCAACGCTTGGCAGTTACACTTGAGAACGACTTGCAAGGTGATGTATACCAACTGACATTACCCGCACAGTCAATCTTTGGTAAAGCAGAGAATAGCAAAATGCCACTGCAAGCCTACGCTCAGTTTTTGGGCGGTCATGGTTTGCCTGTCACGTCAGTAGTTACTGAGATGCGTTTTGATACAGCAAGTGCTACACCCAAGTTGACGTTCAAGGCAGTGCGTCCGTTGGAAGTCGATGAGTTGGCAACTGCCCAAACAAAAGGTGAGTCTGCTGAAGCGAAGACTGCAATTGCCAACAACCCTGCAATGTTGGACGGTGCAAAGTCAGCACCCAAAGCAGAACCAAAGGCAGAAGCTGTTGCCGAGCCAGAGCCAACCAAGCGCACCAAGAAAGCCGCACCGAAAGATGTGTCTGAAATCTTGGACGACTGGGCTGAGTAATTGATCGGGGCGGGGAAACCCGCCCTATATGGGAGATTAACAATGAAACCATCATGCGTATGTTGTGGGCAAACAATAAAAAAGCTGAACCCGCATCGGATGTGCAAATCAAAAGTGGCAATGCTTGAGATTTTGGCTAAAGCTGATGACTGGGTGCACGTGCAAGAAGGGCATGGTGCATTTCATGGGGACAGCGTTACTAGAGCGCCGTACCGTGCAAGGGCACACGTGTCAAGATTGGTGTGGTTTGGTTTAGCAGAACATGGTGCGCCACGTTCGGGTCTATACCGCATTACTCAGGAGGGCAAAGACTTTCTTGCAGGGACACACGTTGTACCAAAAGTTATTTGGTGCAGGAACGGAATAGTAGTTGAAACTGATTCAATGCAAGTATCAATAGGAAGTATCAAAGACGTTGTGCTTGATAAAGAGTATTGGAACAACTACGGAGCAATCCAAAAATGAATAACAGAGGTTATTCTCGCAAATACATCACAGCCAATAAGAAAGCTGACCAATCTCACATCGGGGTGAAGTTAGGACGTGTTTGCATTGACAGGGACATACCAGTCCTTGATGTAGCAGAGTTTCTTGGTGTTTCTCGCCAAGCTGTTTATCTGTGGTTCTTGGGTAAATCCAAACCCCACCCTGATATGCGCTTGAAGATCGAAGAAGTTACCAAAAAGCTAAAAGACAAATACAACCCAATCTAATCACACTTGCCGCCAGCAAGTGATGGTTATAACAAGAGCGAACAATGACCTCAAGGATTCCCTTTCTCTCATCAGTGCTTGCCGACGACGGTATGTACTGCATAGTGGGGCTGAAGAAAGGTGCGCCAAGACAAACTTTTGTTGAGACAGTTGAAGAGATCGACGGTGTAGTAGATGGTTTGATTGCTCAAGGATTCGACACATATTTTGGGTGTGCGAAATATTTGAACGCCTCAGAGGGGCGGGTAGCAAAAAACGCAAAGTGGTTCAAAGCCTTTTGGCTTGACCTTGATTGTGGTGAAAACAAACCATACGAAACACAGACGGTTGCTTTAGATGCACTCAAGCAGTTTGTAACGGACACCGGACTTCCCCGCCCGACAATCGTGAACTCAGGACGTGGCGTGCACGTTTACTGGATACTCACAGCACCAATCTTTTACAACGATTGGAAACCCACTGCCGAAGCGTTCAAGAAATTCTGTGCGGCTTACCACCTTCATGCTGACCCCTCTGTCACGGCTGATGCGGCACGGATACTACGTATTCCAGAAACATTGAACTACAAAGATTCACCACCGTTGTCGGTAGATGTGATGCTTAACTCGCAACCTATAACATTCGATAGGTTCAGAGCGATAGTAGGTGCAGGCCCCGACGATGAAGATGATGCAGATTCTGTTGAACTACCGTTTGCCGCACCCGTACATCGCCGTCCAATAGATGCCACCACCAGAGCTTTGATGGGGAACAGCGTGTCAAGGTTTGGTGCAATCATGCGAAAGAGCGCACAAGGTAAGGGGTGTGCACAACTTGTACGTATTTATAGAAACCAACAAGAAATTGACGAGCCATTGTGGAGAGCGGGTTTATCAATCGCTGTGAACTGTGAAGACGGTGAGTTGGCTATTCACAAGATTTCGCATGGACATGATGAATATGACCCTAAAGATACGCACGACAAAGCGCAGTCTTTGATTGGTAAGCCATACAAGTGTGCAACATTTGGCGGTTTGTATCCCGAGGGGTGTGCCGACTGCCCCAACAAAGGCACAATAACTTCTCCCATACAGATTGGTGCACAGATTGCAGAAGCGAAAGCAGAAGACAACATCGTTGTCATGCGTAACGCTACGTTGGAAGAAGATATAACCGTTGAGATTCCTGAGTATCCGTTTCCGTATTTCCGTGGCAAGAATGGCGGGGTATACAAACGTGGACTACCATCAGCAAAAAAGAAAAAGAAAGATGATGACGAAGAAACTGAAGAAGAACGTGACCACCTCATATATGAGTACGACTTGTATGTGGTCAAAAGGCTGACTGACCCTGATGCGGGTGAGTCGCTATGGATGCGTCTACATATGCCCAAGGATGGCATTCGAGAATTTTCTGCACCACTGGCAAGTATCTTGTCCAAAGATAAATTCCGTGAAGTGCTGGCATATCAGGGTGTAACTGCGTACAACAAAAAACTGGATGGACTTATGGCATACGTAACAAGATGGGTAGGTGAACTACAACAACTGTCGGAAGCTGAGAAGGCACGACAACAATTTGGTTGGTGCGAAAACGATACTAAGTTTGTCGTTGGCAACCGTGAGATTACTGCCACTGGGGTGAACTATAGCCCATCATCTACGGCAACGCTAGAACTGGCGAGTATGTACCAGAAGAAAGGAACTATCAATGAATGGGCAAAGATAGCAAATAACTATGCACGCAAAGGCAACGAGGTTAGGGCGTTTACTTTGTTCGCTGGGTTTGGGTCTACCTTATTCAAATTCACTAAGTTAAGTGGTGCGATTATTCACCTGACAAACAATAGCTCGGGCACAGGTAAGACAACCATTCAGTACATGGTCAACAGCATTTGGGGTCGCCCACTTGAGATCATGATGAATCAGGAAGACAAGTACCTTGCACGTATGCACCGTATTTCAGTCATGGGTAATTTACCCGCAACGATTGATGAGTTGACCAATATGCCTGACGAGGAAGTCAGCAATATGGCGTACGGTATTACGCACGGCAGGGGTCGCAATCGTATGCAGTCACAAGTTAATGCAGAACGTAGCAATACTTTGCGCTGGTCTTTGTTTGCCATCACGTCAGGCAATAAGAGTTTGTACGATCAACTGTTCAATCTCAAGGATTTTCCAGAGGGCGAACTGATGCGGGTACTGGAGTTCAATGTCTCCAAGAACGACAATATGTCCAAGGCTGAGTCTGATGAAGCATTTGTTGGGATGTACGAAAACTTTGGTGTGGCGGGTGAAGTATTCATGCGGTACGTTATTGCCAACCTCCCCGAAGTCAAGAAGATGTTGCTCAAAGTCCAACGCAAACTTGACAAAGCGGCTGGCCTTACTCAGCGTGAAAGGTATTGGTCAGCAACTGCGGCTTGCACCATCACGTCCGGCATCATCACCAAGAAGCTCGGTCTACACGACATTGACGTGAGTGCGGTGTACGAATGGATCGTGAATACCTTGAAGCGTATGCGTGTGGAGATACGTCCGGGTGTGGCTGGCCCACTGGCTCATCTGGGCCTGTTCTTAAATGAACACAACAACAATATGTTGATTGTTAACAGCACTGTGGACAAACGCTCAGGGCTGATTGAAGCACCAGTGCGGGAACCACGTGGGGAACTTATCACCCGATTCGAACCTGATACAAAGCAATTGTTTATTACCGTCAAGCTTTTGCGGGAGTGGTGTAGCAAAAATCAAGTTTCCTACAAAGGGTTGACGGATGAGTTATCAACGATGGGTGCGTGCCACGGTGTCGTCAAGAAAGCCATGTCACGTGGGTCAGATATGTCCACACCGGCGGTAAGTGCATTGGTAATTGATTGCAGGAAAGCAACAGCTTTAGACCCAGAAGAACCATCATCCCCTGTACCGAGTAATGTCGATTTACAATAGCGGATTGCTAGTCATTATTGAGTGGCATAAATTCGTAGTTGGTAGTTCATTCTATATACCTACACTAACGCCCGACACGTTGGCAGAGGATATAAAACGAACAGCCAGTGAACGAGGTATGAAAGTCAAGTTTCAAATTCGTTCCGAGGGGAGTACACAAGGGGTAAGGGTCTGGCGGGTAAAATGATCTTGTGTTAGAGTTCGCCTAGCACTGATCTCCCTCTCTCCTTCAGTTGCTACTCTCCTATTGCCCCCGACCAAAAATCGGGGGCTTTTTTTCAGTCTTCCAAGTCAGCAATACTTTGCTCAAATTCATCCCGAATCTTCTTGTTGACCTGCACACCGTGATACATTTCTTGGTCAGATATACGATCACGTGCTTTGACTGACCTGTTCACAGTGTCTTGTGTAACACCCAAATTGTGTTTATCACTCAGGGCAAACAACTTGTCCAGTATTGCATCCGCACGGTCATCATCCCCCGCACGTTGCGCTACGTAATATTGCTTGAGCAGTTTCTTGCTCTCACCTATCGTAGCCTTGTCCAGACGCTTTTCGTATGCGTTGATTTCGTACTGTTTCAACAAGTCTGCCGGAGCAAAACCCATTACCTGCATTGCGGCGTTGTAACCATTTATATCACCCATTACTGGGTCACCACGTAAAGTATTGGCACCTTCGACAGCGTAACGCACACCCTTCAACGGATTGCGGAGTGCCACAGGCAACATGGTTTCGATTGCACGTTCGTAGTGACCTTCAGCCGCCAACTCTTTTGCACGGAATGCGCTGTTCGCAATGGCATAAGGTGCACCCAATATGCCTTCCATGATTTGACTCAACGCACTTGCATCTGCTTTACCGCCTTTGTTTTCACGGTAGATCAAGTCTGTCCAACCCACACGGTCAGCAATGCCCAGATTGGTAAAGTAGTTGACAGGCCCTTTGAATGCCAACTCACCCATGTACTTACGTGCCATAGTGTCAAAGTCGTCTTCATCGTCATCATGCACTGCGTCATATGCCATCTGTGCCACCCAATACATGGGTAAACCCTTAGCACCAGCAAACATACCAGCCATGAAGTACACACCCGCCAACTGCCGTCTTGCAATCTTGGCTTCTTCGCTTGATACGGAGAACAGCTTTTGCAGTTCAGCACGACGCATAGTGTCAAACAACATATAGTACATGGAGAAACCAAACCGCTTGAACACGGTAAGAACTTTACCTATGTCTGAATGACCAATGCTCGGCCCGGATTCAGTGTGACCAGCACCGTGTGTGAACTCCACAGCACGAATGGCTTTCTCAATTGCTTTTGCTTTGTCACCACTTTTTGCCATTTCCAAGTCGTATGCGGCAACAGCCGTAACTTCACGGTTCATACGTTCGGCGTGGTGGAACATAAAAGCGGAGTACGAGGCAACACGTTCACCCAAAGGACGCTTACCACCTTCTTCTGAAGACGGCCTTCTTGCGGCTTCCAATGCGTCACGTGCAGTAGATGTTTGCAGGAAACCTTGATCTTTTAAAGTTTGGATAAGGTCTTTGTATTTCTTACCAGCTTCAGTGTCTAAAATGTTTTCAATAGACAGCATGGCTTGGGTATCGACTTTCTCACCAGTTATGTCGGTGACAGTACGCTTCAACCCACTACCCATATACAGCTTTGTGGCGGCAGTCATTGCCTTGCCAGTTTCTGTAAACCCATATCTACCACCCAAATGCGGGAATGCAATCATTGGGGTTTGCAACAAGTTCACCACAGCAGATGACACGTTGCCAGCTAAGTTGAAATAGAACGCGCCGGTACTGGCGTATCTTGCCCAGTCTGAAATGTTGGGGTTCATGGCGTACTTCTGGCGTGCCTCAAACTCTTCAATGAATTCAGATGCCAACGTGCTTTCTGTGCCACGCAGTGCCTTGCCATTTTCAATCATCTTATCTACGAGGCCCTGTAGCTGTTCGCTATAACGCATACGTGACAACTGACGTGCAGTTGAACTGGTCACATTTGAGAAGGCCAAAGCTACGTCGTTTATGTATCCGGGTGTTCCCTTACGAACTGAAAAGGATTTCAGGATACTTGTCTCTGGCATTGCACTGACAATAAGTTGTAAGAACTGATCTACAGCTTGGTCGCCCGCGCCGCCGTCTTTCATGATCTTCACGATCTGACCAGCAACTGAACCTACAGGCACATTCCGGGCCTTGAGTTCACTGAACTTGGAAACTTCTTCAAAGTCAGTAGCACCTTTGGCTTCCAGTTCCCTGCGTGCTTTGTCCCGTTTGATCTCAGACTCAAACAGTTCTGTGGTGTGGTCGGCACTGCCTTTTTCTTTGTACGTCAGGAAATAGTCACCCCTGCGGTACAGCGGCACATAGTGCTCGACACCTTTTGCAGTGATCTGGTCAATGATTTTCTTATAGATAGACAGCGCCCGATCTTTGTCGTTGGGGAACGCAGTAAACAAATTGTTGCGTAAAGAGTCTTTCAACTCGTCAAATAATACGCTGTATGCCTTGAATGTGTCGTCGTACAGTTTGCGTTCAACATCATTCAACTTGTTGTAGTAATGATTGCGGAACTCTTTATACGCAGCGAGTTTCTCTGGACTACCTACGTATGTGTTGGGAGGTACACGTGGGTCAACATCGGCACGGGTAGTCTCATGAACAAATCTTGACCAGTCAGCATAACGGTCAGTTTGGGCGTAGGCTTCCAAACGCTTGTGCAACGGTTGGAGCTTCTCCATCATGGTGTCGTAGTAACCAGCCATTGCGTTGACTTTATCGGCAAACTCAACAGCTTCTTTGCCAACGATCTTCTCGGCAACCTGACCCAGTGCAGACAGATTAAGGAATTTACGCATAGTCCGACGACCACTAACCCCCACGCCTTCCGCTTTGGACAGCCATTCAACTGACCGTTCGGGGGTCATGCCGGGGGCTTTGTTCATTATTTTTTCAGCAGTATTGAGTACGGTCTTTGCCAAACTTGGGTTGTGTACCGACTGTGCATACATCGTTTCACCAGTACGTGTCTCTGGTGGTGGGCTGACAATTTCGTTGAGCATCCGGTCAGCGGCATCCAAAGCGGATGTTTGCTTGGGTGACATACCAAGGAAGTTGCGAATGACACCAATGATCTTGTCCCACATGGACAGCTTGGGTTTGTCAGTCTGCATCTCTTGCAACTGGCTACGGAAGTCTTCGTTACTCCATATCTCAGCGGCAAACTCCTGTAGGTTTTTTGCACCGTACGCACCGCCATCAAGGTTTTTCTTTGCCTGTTCAAACAGATTTGTCATCTGTCTGGTTACTGGATGTGATGGGTTTGCCAACACATGAGACAGTGCGGCGTGTGCACCCTCGTGAAGAACTTCATACTCTGTGGCGTTGTCCGTCAAGTAGATAGTATTGGTCTTGGGATCGTAGCTGGATTTTTCTGCACCATACTCAACCTTCACACCACCAAGGTACTTTTGCAACTTACCAGCAATCTCACTGGCAAAGTCAGATGACGCACTATCAGCCAACATACGCATAGCACCCACAATATCGCCACGCTCCAACATCTTATGGACACCGGGGTGCGCTGGGCTGTGCAAAGCGGCGGTGTCGGGAGATGCTAGGAGGCTATCAAGGTCGGAGTCCAACAACGGGCCAAGGTCTTCGTCAAGGCCAAACTCCTCAAGAGCTTGACGTGCAAGTTCTGCCGCATCCCGCTTTTCTTTTTTGGTTCTTGGCACTTTGCGTTTCTTGCCAAGGTCTTCCTCAATATCCTTGAGAGCTTGCTTCTCAGCAGTGTCAGTGGTGAACGCTTCATCAATAGCCTGTTCTTTACTGGCTTGCTTGATTGCGTCACGTTTGGCTCTGCGTTTTTCAGCGGCATCGGTACGACGCTTCTCTGCCTTGTATTGGGTAATCCACTCATCCAAATGGCTGACAGCAGTCTCGGATAAATTTGCACGTGCCCACTTTTCAGCATTCTTGGCGTGTTCACCACCCTGACCTTTGAACATATCGGCCTCACCCTCCCAAGAAAAATAATTCTCAGGGCCTTCGGGGTGGTTCTCAAACACTTTCATGGATGAGTTGCGGTATGCCGTGGGTTGATATACCAAATCGTTGGCAATCCACTTCAATGCTTCTTCGGTGGGCAATCTGCCAAAGTATGAATTGGCATCTTTGTCCACGCCTTTCAAACCTGATGGTTTACCAAGTTTGGTTTCTACCGTAGCGGTATCAGGGGCGAAACGTTCTTTTTCTAAATCTTTAGCAGTCTTACCAAGAGTTGGTGCTTCCACCTTTTCGGCAGGGGCAGTCTTAGCAGTCTTGCGAGTAGTTGTCTCTCGTCCTTCAACAGATGCGGCAGGGGCAACAGCAGGAGGAGCAGTATCAATAGTAGGAGCTTCACTCTTTACCTCGGTTACTGGAGCGGTTGGTTTTGCTTCTCCTGTAGGAGCGCCTCCAACATCCGGCTTAGTAGAAACCACTCTACTTGGTTCAAATCCTCCAGTTGTTGTGGTGGCGGCTCCTGTATCGGGCTGGCTAACCACGCTAGGGCTTGTTCCACTTGGTTTACTGACAGGTTGTCCAACATTCGGCACCTCTTTTAATTTGGTACGTGCGGCTTCCACGTGCTGTGGGTCAAGCGTTGACAACAAATTGTTGTATGCCGCTTCTTCAATCTTACCTTTGAAGCTGGGGTTTTCAACCGTAGCCACAAGCTGTTCCACACCTTCGGGTGTGGTCAAGTCCAAATCCATAATGGTTTTGGCAGCTTTGGATCGTGTGGACATACCAAGTTCTTTGGGTATGTTTCTTTCAGCTACCGGAGCTGCTGGTTCTGGTGCTGTTGTAGTAGCTTCTGTTGGTGTGACAGGTGTAGTAGGTGCCGGGGCCTCTGGTGTAGGTGAATACTCCAAACGCAGTTGTTCCTCTGGGCCAGCAATTGCCAGTTGTTCTGGCGGTGCAGAAAGCGCACCCTGTGTAGGTGGTACGTTTGGCGGCACGTTTGGAGGAACTTCATTTGCCTGCTGTTGGCGATTGAATTCTGCTTTTGCTGCAAGACCTTTTGACAAACCACCGGGTACACCAAACGCACTACCACCAATCGCACCTTTGACAAACGATTCTTTGAACCGATCCATGTGTTCTTTACCGAACAACTCCTTGGTACTACCAGCAACGTGTTCCGCATAGACGGATATGGCTTCTTGTGCCGCTTCGGTCAAACCTTCAGTAGCCGCTGTTTCTGCCGCTTCTTTACCGATAGATTTCCAAACTTTTGGTGCGGCACCAGTATTTTTAGCAACAGCTTCAATAGCTTTAAGTTGACCAAACTTACCTAAACCATCAAGCACTTTTGCAGGGAGCGCAGAGTCAAGCACGGCACTAATACCACCAGCCAATGCTGCAATACCCGGCTCCATCTTGTTTGTTTCTTGATAGATATTATCAAATACTTCGGGGGCATTTTGGGCAAGTGAACCGAGATACACACCGCCATACATACCTTTACGTGCGCCAGCTTTTGCGGCTTCTTCCACACCAAGCAAAGCGGCACGTGAAGGAGGCCCTGCCATTGTTGCGGCTTCTAAAGCCGCACGCCCAGCCATACGCCCACCAACAGCTTCCAAACCAACACCGGGGACTAACGATGTAGCAACTGATGGGGTGAGTTCACCAAGAGTCTCAGCGCCGTACTCAAGTGCTTCACGTGGACTGCTAATTTCTTTGTACGACTTGAACCGTGTGGGGTACTTGGCTTCTAATTCCGCACGGCTCTTTGCCGCTTCTTCCATTTGCCCCTTGGCATATTCGTCATACCCCAACGCACTACCAGCCATTGCCGGAAGCGTATCCCCCAAAGCGATACCTGTTTCTCCCATACTACGCATAAAACCACGCTTGGCAATTTCGCCAAGACCAATGTCTGGTCTGGGAATTTTGAAGTCGTACTTTGCTGAAAGACGTTGAACTTCAGCATCAAGCTGTTCGGGAGTCAGGTCATCACGAAACCTGACTGAGCCAAGTTTTGGGAGATCAATAATCATAGGTCATCGCTGTAAGGAATGCTACCCGCACTTGGGTCTACCAACGAAGGCATTGTTCTGGCTTTGAAAGTTTGATAAGCATTCCAATACGTTTGTTGAGGCCCCGGTTGTGATTGCCAATTTTTACCATGCAAATCTTCCAACTGTTTTGCCAGCTTGCGAGTGTTGGGGTCAGATTGGAACAAGGGCATAACTTTGGCTTCAGCTTGTGCCATACGAGCTTTGTTTGCACCTTGCATTGCTTCCGCACGTTTACCGTACACATCGCCCAGCATTTTGTGATAGTCTTTTTGTTCATCCAATTGCGCTAAACCAAGTTTAGTATGAGCAGAAGTAGCGGCGGCTTGTTGTTGCAAGTGCGCCATCTGGTACTGGTTTTCTTTGATAGCTTTTTCCAAGCCCAAGGCTTTATCAAAGTTACGGTCTTTAAGCGCAACTTTGTACTTGAGGTTGTCCACTTCATTTTTCTCAGCCAACAAATCATATTGATCTTGCTGTTTACGCAACGTGGCTTCGTACTCAGGCATATTGCCAGCGGATTTAGATATGGCAGTCATGATTCCACGACCACCAGACTGACCGGGTTCTGCGCCAGCTTTTGCAATGCCGCTGAAGAACTGATTCCAATACATACGGCTGGATTCATTTTTAAAATCCTCCGAACGCTTTTTATCTTTGCCCAGCAATGATTCCAACTTAGCATTAACTTCTTCATCACCCTTGCTAAACTCTTTGGCGGCGGCAAGCACTTCGTCCTTGTATGAACTTGGCAAGCCCTTGAGTGCGGAAGTAAAACCTTTCAAATCAGACGCACTTAGATCAGGAAGACCCTTTTGGTAGTCTGACTTGCGAGTAGCCGTACGTGCGTCGTAAGGTGTTTCTGTTTGCTTGGCGGTGGGTGGAGGAGGTGGTGACTTTGTATTTTGTTCTTTTTTACGCTGTTGCAACTCAAGATTTTCTAACACCCGACGGTTTTCACGATTACCAAGACCAATTCTTTCTAAAAAAGTACGGTCATCATCAGATGCAGTAGTGCTTTGGGTTGTACCCATCATAGGGTCAACTACAAAACTACCGTCATCATCTCCACCAGCAAACGCCACAATACCGCCATTGGCACCTCTGGCTTCTTGGGCAGGATACATATCTTGAATGCTTGGTGTATTTTCAGCCGCACCAAATAGACCACGTTGGGCAGATGCTTGCATATGCATCAAAGTTTCTAAACGGTCGGAAGCCATTTGTTTCTGCGCTCTAGGCACAGAAGGATTACCCAACATTGCTTGTAATTGCTGGGGCGACATTTTGCTAATTAGCTTGGAAATATAACTTTCGTCAGTAACGTCACGACTGTCAGTAACACCACCACTGCCATAGTTCTGCACCATGCCGCCTTCAGCAAATCCAAAAATGTTTTTGCCAGCAGGAGAAGTAGCTAATGCACCAGCCGTACCAATAATTTGACCACCAAGACTTGGAGACTGCCCGTAGGTAGTTTGTTGCAAATTCATATTGGCGGGTTGTTTGTTCAACACGTTGCCGTACTGGTTCAACAACTGGTATGGATACTGTTGCTTGTTCAGGAAGTCCTGATACTGAGTATTCATGCGTTGTTGTTCAAGGTTCTGTTGCATACCGCCGTAACCTTCTTGCAACTGGTTAATACCCATTGCTTGGTTGTACTGCAAGTTACCCAGTGTGCCTAACGCACCTGCACCCTGCATAGCGGCTTGTTGTCCTTGAAGCCCAAGACCAGCACCATACTGGCGTGACTGCTCACTTAATTGGTTACCAATGTTGTATTGATTAGAAGCTTGAGAGAATGCATCTTGCAATCCCTTGGCTTGAATATCACCTTTTTGTATTGCCAAGTTACGTGCGGCTTCCGCATTCTCAATTCCTTGACGTGAACCACCAAACGCACCAGCTTGAGCGGCACGTGCACCACGTTGTGTACCAGCAATATCTGCCTGACGTTGCGCTTCACGCTGTTGAATATCAACTACGTTTTGCATATAGGGCGACATATAGCCACCCACTTGATTACCAAAATTTTGGGCGTTGTACTGCCCCGGTTGGTAGTTAGTATTCAGTGCATTAGCAGTTGCCGCCCCCATCAAACCAGTAGCGGCATTAAGTTGTTGGGCAGGTTGCATATTCAACGCTTGATTCATTGCGTTGGTTTGTACTTCACTTAACCCTGCAATACGCTCTTGCCCATACTGAGGCATACCAGCTTTTAAATCAGCCGAAACTTGCCCACCGTATAGGCCCATGTACTCTTGATATGGCTTATCAAGGTATTCTGGTAACGCCGTCGTGCGGTAATTTATACTTTGTACATCAGCCATTTCTTTTCCTTAAACGGGAAGGTATTTTTCGGAGCGAGTGTTTTTGGCAACCTTGCCTTTGCCCACAGTTTGAGAACGTGCTTTCTGAACTCTGTCCATCATGGCGTACAGTTTACGTGCGCCAGCTTCAGTTGAGCCATTGCCAATTTCAGAAACAATACGGGCAGGAACTACAAACTCACCATCAGCCAAGCGTGCCGGTTGTTTGTGACCAATTGTTGCAGGGATAGAGTCAGACACGCCATCTCCGGGGCCACGTAAAAGACGACCACCATCTGAGTAACCACCCAGATCAGACAAACCACCGGAAGCATAGGCATTTGCCATGCCACCTTCAGCCAAATTGGTAGTTTTTCTAATAAAAGCAACCAATGCTTTTAAATACTTATGGGCTTGTTCAATTTGCCCCCTTTTGATAGCGGCATATGCTGGTTTAATATAGCTTACATACATTGTGTTGGCTATCTGTTTACCATTGGGGTTGGTAGCCAACTCATGCATGATCTGGGGCGAATGTTGGTAATACCATTCAATTTCTTTTGACCCTTCTGGGTGTTTTGCCATATACGCATCACGGAATTGGGCAAGCGTGTTCATTAAGTCATCGTCATACTTGTGCCCAGAATGGTCAACTGCGGCAGCTCCAATGAACCCACCATCTTCACGAACGCTTCTTGTAGTTGCCATTACACAACCTCCCCGTTTTCACGAATGAATTTAGTATCTGTCCCCAATGTATCGAACAGACCCATCCAAAATTTTTCAAGTGGTTTGAATATCCAACCCCATTTGTTTTCTCCGTAGTACCACTTGGCGTAGCACACAGCAGGATCGGCAAATGTTTTAACCACAAAGAAACTGAACAACTTGGATTTACGCATCAGTGGAATAAAAACTTCAGCCAACTTATAGTATCCACGTTTGTTTCTTTCCGTGACTTTTTCATCACGATAACGGCGCACAACCCTGTCCATAGTGCCATCACCGTATCTGGCCTCAAGCATGATGAAACAGCAACCGCCGCCGCCTCCGCCGCCTCCACCACCGCCTCCACCGCCACCACCACCGCCGCCGTCACCGCCGCCAGCAGATGCACTGCCGCCTCCACCATCACCGCCGCCACCATCACCACCCCGACCACCGCCACCAGCGTTCATACCACCTTCACCAGAACCAGAATTGGCGGCAGTTACACCTGCCGGTGCGCCGGGAGAAGAAGTTGTCCCCCCCGCAATACCGTTACCACCAACACCAAAACCAGAGCCACCAATACCAATACCGCTGAAACCACCGGGAGCTTCACCACCGGGAGCTTCACCACCGGGAGCTTCAGTCATTGGGCCAACAGTTACTGTTGGAGTGACATTTGTTTCCCCCGGGTTAGTATTTCCACTTGCATCCGCAAGAGAATTACTTAATGCCTCTCTACTAAATGGGTTATTTTGTTGGTTCTGCTCCGATTGTTGAAACGCATCCATCACTTGTTGTTGCATGGGGTTATCTGGGGAGAAAAGTGATGGATCAGCTTGAGTAATGCCCAATGATTCGTTAACAGCATCGGGGGACATTGTGCTCATGTCCACTACTTCGGCGGGCGCTTCGGTTTTATCTTTTTGCAGCATTTTTCTAAGGAACGTAAGCGGCATTACCATATCTAGAACATTCGCTATATTTTGTTGGTGCTCCGCCAATTCTGCTGGGGTCATATTGTCAAAATAAGCATTGATGCGTGCTTGTTCTGCGGGATTTTGAGCACTTCCGCTTGTCTGTCCACCTATTGTGTTTGTAGGTGTAACAGCGGGTTTAGTAGGGGTTACCATACCGGGTTTTTCCACGTATTTTCCAGAAGCCACATCCCATGTATATGTAATACCATCAACACCAACAATATCAGCGGGTGTGGCTTCTGGGCGGGTATATGGGTTTTCCGTAGGCGTTGGGGAATTACCGGGGTAACCTCGCACCCCGTATTTCATATCTTGCACTCGTGTGTTTGTTTGTGGCTGTTGCATATACATCTGATAGAACTCTTCAGGCGTAATGCGTCCACCTTCCGCCAACTTTAATTGCGGCATTTCAGTAGTAGTAGAAATTTTAGGTGGGCCACCAACATTTTTAAATTTAAAACTTGGATCAATATATGGTGTCAAAGCATCACTGATACCACCACCCTCGGCAAAATTAGGGGTGAATGTATTGCTCACAGGCAAAGCTTGATATTCGTAGCTCATATCAGGTCTACGTTTGACCTTGTATTGGCGATACTCAACAGGCTTAGGTGTTGGGTTAGGCATATCAGTATTTGGCTTTAATGATTCTGCCAAGTATGGTGCGGCAGCACCTGCGGCATATTTAGCAGTTTGCCAACCACCACCCATAGCGTCCATTACTTTGCCGGGATCTTTAAATACTTGAGAAGCACCTTCGGAAATAGCACCAAATGGGGTAGCTTTTTCAGCCATTTGTTGTGTAACTTGATTTTGAATTGCTTGGTTATAAGCTTCACCTGTTAAACCTTGTTGTGTAGCACTTTGTACAGCGGCATCTCTTGCATTCATGCCAATTGCAGCTTCACCAGCTCCTGTCAAACCACTTGCCAAACCAGCACCACCATAGGCACCCAAACCAGCCATCAAACCTTTTTCAAGGCTACCGGTTTTTAAAGCTTGAAACCCACCAACACCCAGACCAATCATGGCGGGAGAAATTGCGCCACCTGAAAAATATGAAACACCAGCACCAATAATGCCCGGTAATAAGTTGTCAAGAAAGCCAGCTTCGGGTAAACCCGTGTGCGGATTAATGGTTAATTGACCACCATGTGCTTGCGCTAAGTCGTTGAGGCTTTTAACCTCACGTGCCGACATATGAACAAGCGTATCATCAGGCCCACGGCCTTGATTGGAAAGATGTTGAGCGGCAAGTTTTAGGCTCATATTTGCCTCGTAAATGGGGGGTTTGTTGATAGTATCATGTTGGAAGCGCAGACACAAATGTTGCGGTGAAAATAACAGAGGGTGATACTGGGTGTACAGGCGCTGTTCCGGGCGGGTAAGTACCAGCTACTGTGTCTCCAGAATCTGAAGCCATCATTAACTGAATATAATCACCAGCGGTTATAGGTATAACTAAATTCCAAGCTACGATAGTAGCGCCTAGAGTAGTGCCGGGGCCAAGAGGAACAGTTGCAATTCCAGCCGTATTTGGAATGTCAACACCATTTTGTCTAAACCAAAGAGTTACGTTATCTATTGAACTCTTACCGTTTAAAAGTTGAATGCTAAACTGGATGTTGTAAAACCCAGAAACAGCAAAAACAACTTTACTACTATCTGTGGCATCTAAAGATATTTGATTATTATAGTCGGTTGTATCGTATGGAATAGCTAAAGCCGTAGTTGCGGAAGGCACTGCCTGAGCTTCTGTTACATAAAGACCTGCGGCGTGCGAAGCACCTGATGAGCCATATTGCGATCTAGTAATACCCGTAAATGTGGTGGCAGTTTTACCTGTATAACTAATTAATTCTTTTTGAATAATTATAGTTCCGGCGGATTCAAACCCAGCAGTTGAACCAACAACAATAGTCGCAGTTGATCCTGAAGTTGGTATAGCGTTAGTTAAAGTTGTATACCCATCTTGATGAAACGCCCCATAAGGGAACCGTACACCCGTGATACCACCCGAAGTCGATAGTTGTCCAAGAATGTTGTCAAGCTGGTTAAAATACAGCCGTAGAATGTTATTGAGCTGGTTGATATAGTTAAGATCATACTCAGGCGTAGCCGCAGGAAGCCGAGGCGCAACGGCTCGGTTAAGTTCAAACGTAGAAGTTACAACATAGGTCATCGTCTGCCATCCGGTCTAACGTCAATCCGAGGCGCACCCAGTTGCCACTGCACACCAAGAGCGGAAGAAGTAATTTTCATTTGCATCTGGCGACCACGTACACGGATATATATTTGGCCTGTGAACTCATCTACATTAATAACTGTTGGTGCTGAACCGTTATAGGTAACATCTGAATTACCTGTCTGAGTAACCCCAGAACCAGAATTGTTTAAACCTTGCAGGTACATGGTCACGCTTGGCGTAGTGCCGCTTGTAGACCCTCGGAAAGTTAAATCAGGAATTAAACGGTAGATAAAAGCAAAGTTGTGCCCATCTCCAATATCAAACTGCGCTGAAGTGATGGTGGCTTCAATTGGCAAAACAGTGCCAGTTTCATTGTCGTCAACACCATACTCTTGATTAACGATGTTGTAACTGTATGTTGCGGCAATAGGGTAGTTTCTTAGCCCTGTATCCAACCAAGCAGTGCGTGCCATCGTGCCATATGTCCACAAATCTTCTGAATAATTGTAAATAACATATTGGTCAACCGTATTTGAACCAGATGAACAGTAAAAGAACCAAACTTCATTAAAGCCTTCGTTAGTACTGGCAAATACTTGGTCAAACTGCGACTGGTTAATATCGCTGTAAATGAATTGACGTAAGTCACAACGCAAGGTCTGCACCCGACCATCGTATTTGTAGAACTTGTCCACACCCATCCAGTAAGTAATACCAGAAGCCATCGCAGCCGCATTTGGCCCAGCTATGGATATATTGTCAGCCAATAATTGAGTGCCCCACACATATGGCGGGCCAAGGTATTGGAATGAATAAAGTGCCTGATCTGTCCATATCACAATCTCTTGGCGGCTTTGTAAGGTTGTGACAATCTTGGAGCCGTGAGACAGGCGCACACTGCCCGCTTGATTGGTAGCCGCAGGATACCATACGATCAATGATTCTTGGTCAGACCAGCGAATCAACATGGGATCAAGTGTTGTACTGCCGTAGTCGTTTGTGCCAAACACAATACAAAATCTACTGGCATCCGACACAGTAAAAGTATTCTGGAACAATGGGGCATAACCATCAGAGCCAGTCAGGGAAGACAACAATACACCCCGCTGTGAAATTTTCTGTGATCCACTTTGAGTGCCGGTAGTGGTAATGGCAGTACCCCCCGAGGTAGCCGCTAAGTTAAATGTGTAGGCTGAAACGTATTTAGTGTAGTAGGTTGTGCCGGGCACCAAACCTGTAGGCAACCACCCAGTGGTAGTTAAAGTAATAGGTGTACCGTCAGGGATGACGGTAGTTGAAGTTACAACACAAGGCGCGGCAATTGTCATTGTAATTGGCTGACCTGCAACACCAATAACTGCGTCCCAGTAATACAGCGGCGCACCACGGGGGCCGTACAACAAGTTTTGACCCCAATTTACTTGGTTCCAAATACGTAAAGCATCTGTTTGCGCTGTGCCAATACCCCATGCACCAGAACCCCATGTACTTGCGCCCCAGCCTGTTAAAGGTACGCCGTAGGATGGGCCTGTGTTAACTTGATATACAGCATAAATAGTTCCCCCACCAGCAGAACTTGAAGTTGCTGTGCCTGCGACTGAAATTGTGTAGGTGGTTGCGGTTACAAACGTAATTTGGTATTGCGTACCACCAGTGATTGTGATGCCATTAAACGTAACTGAAGTTGCGCCGGGTATAAAGTAAGTTACATAATCATTGTTGACAAATCCACCATTTGTATCTTGGATAGTAACAGTGGTTGCTGTACCTGTATTAGTTGCTGTATTGGTTGTAAACTTGTTGACAAGTGTTGTTGTGGTACGGATAGGCGTTACATCGTTGTATGCGCCCCCACTTTCAATATAGAACTTTAAATTTGTGCCAATTCCCAGTAGATTTGCTGATGTAAGAGTTACCCAGTTCCATAAAGATCTGCAAATACCCAAAAATGAACTTGACGAAATTCTTGCCCAACCACCAATTTTTTCTGGTGTACCTTGACGAAATCGCACTTTGTCAGATTCATACCAACCGCCCTCATTGGTATACCTCGTATTCTCACGATTAACACCAGCTTTAAGTTGCAGTTTCTGTAAAGGCATTTTTAACCCACGTTGCGTTCAAAATGAGGGCAATCCACAAGATTGGAGAAATTTCCACCCCAGCGGTTCTTGGTGTGCAGTGACTCCCAAAATGCACCCAAAGGAGCAATGGTTGCCTTGTCCCAGATTATCTTCCCATCCTTGAAGAAGTTCAAGTCTATGGCGCAACGCTTGAGGTGGATAGAGTTCATGGTCTTGGAGCGACCTGTCTTGAAGTAAATGGCTTGCTGTTCAGGTGTACGGGCAAGCTCTCCACCGGTAACAACGAAACCCTGTTCTGTGGCGTACTGAATCAGTTTACACATATCCAGCAGAAATGCAGCTTGTTCTGTGTTTAAACTCATTTTTTGCCTTTCAGTTCAGCCAGCTTCTCGATTGTCCGGCCTCCAAAATATGCACCCATTATTAACATTCCCCACTGTCCAAGCAAGGAAACATAGGACTCATTGGCGTTTAAACCAAAGGCAGACATCATGGCAAATAGGAAATACCCGCAGAAGATAGCAATCAACGACATGGGTCTGATGTTCTTAGACAGCCAAGAATCTGAAGACATATCAGCTTCCCAGCGATCCGTGATGTTGTCGGCATCATTCTGGGCGGCTTTGGCAAACAGTTCCATTTCAGCCAATTCCATCTTGGCCTTTTCAATACCCAACTCTAGGAGCTTTTCCTCATGGGCAAACTGCAACTCCCGTAGCTTGGCAACATCTTCTGCGCTGGGGTTATCAGGAATCTTCACGCCAAGTGTGTTCTCAACGACCTCCTTGCCCTTGGCTTGGATGGCGCTAGATAGTAACCCTAGCCCGTTTTGGGCAAGGCTACCGAGGAGGGTTGCGATTATTGGAATCATCTCTTTCCTTTCTTTCAAGCTCTCGCCTGAGTTTCTCTACTTTCTCTACCTGCGCCTTGACTTCGTGCTTGGCTTCCAGAATATCCAGATACAGCATTCCAAGCATTGGCAAAAAGAATCCAACCAAAATCAAAGCAGCAACCCAACCCATTACGTCTTCCCCCACCGGTTTAGAAGAAGGAGCCACGCCCACAGATACAGGAGGAATATAGAAGTCACGATTAGGTACGCTG